CAGAACTATTAGTAATTGTTGCGTTGGTAGTAGATGTAGCCACATCTTTGATTGTACCAGAGTTTAATGATGTTGCGTTAGCACCAATTGATAACACATCACCTGCGTTTGTAGCAGCGTTAGCAGCTGCGATTGTTTCTCTGAATACTAATTCGTTTGTACCAGTACCAGAGATGTAATCTGCTGTTAAGTTTCTAGCTGGTGTATCATTTGTAATCGTTAAGTTTGGTGTACCACCTGATGTATTTACAACAACTGGCTCGTTAAATCTAACTCTTACGTCAATGTTACCACCATCTGATTTATCAAATGATGTTGTAATAAACTCGATTTCTGTAATATCAGCAGCACCTAGTGAAGCAGATAGTCCGCCTATAGCGACCAAAACTTCTTCGTCTGCTGAGGTGTTGTCGTTTCCTGATAATGCTGAACCCGCTTCTCTTACCCAACCTTTTGTATTAGCAAAGACTTCTTTTTTCTCTGCTGTAGTAAGGTTCTTAGGTTTGGATTCGTCACTATCACTTGCTCCCCATAGTCCCATTTTGTTTCTCCTTAAATATATTTAAAAACGTTTCGTATTACTATTTATATCCTATTTTCTTTAAGTCTGATATTACTTGTGGTGTCGACTTATAGAGTATAGGTTGACCTTTCGCCTGTTTCCATTCAGTAGTATTCTTTTTGAAATCATCAATTAGAACATTACCCTTAGCATATACCCGTTTTTGGTCTCTACGGACTATATGTATCCTCTCTTTATCCGTCAGTTTTAGGTTCCTCTGTAACCACAACCTCTTACCCTTTATACTGTTTAAATCGTATGGTGTGTAGGCTGATAGTATGTGTGGATTAAACTTACGAATGAATGACCATAACTTCATGCCACCTGGTGTCCAGGGTAGAGTTGGCCAAAATAACTTGTATTGATTGACTGGTTCCCATTTCTGCGCCTTGTTAGGAGCTGATAACCAGTCTTCAGCGTCAGAATACCCGGACATCTGCATTGGTCCAGGTTCTGACGGATTCTTTGATTTCAGGTTAAACATGTTGGCAATACCTCTGTTGAAATCACAGAGCACACCGTCCATATCACAATAGATAGTTGGGAGACCGTCTTGTTCTTGGACTAATGTTATGCCACGAATAGTCTCCGCTAGTGCGGAGTATCTCATCTATTTTCCCATACTCTTAGATATTGCTTTACGTCTCTTATGTAGGAACTTGTCTGAACTATCCACATCACCATCGTTATCAATGTCTTTGTCTTTTCTATCTTTAAATTTTTTCTTTACTGCCTTTGGTTGAACAGCGTCTAAACCGTCACCATCGTCTGACTTATCATTCTTGTTAGTCTCAGCCTTATAGTATGTGTCGATGATTGTATCTACCAGAGATTTAATCTTGCCCTGTTGTGCCGCTTGTATCTCAGCATTTAGATCCTCACCGTGTACCTCAATACCCTTAGCCTCTTTGTTCTTCTTGCTCATCTTCTCAGCGTCTTCGACTTTGTATTTCTTACCTGATACTACAAATTCCTTGTCGCCATTCTGTTTAGCAGCCTGTAGTGCCTTACCAAATGCGTTGCCTTCTTCTTCTTTTGGTTTCTCACCTTTTTCTTTTTTAGAAATCGCAATCGCAGCCTGTTGTGCTGGGTTAGCAGCCTCTTGGCTAAGTTGTTTCTGTTTTTCTTCTTCCGCTTGTACTCTAGCGCTCGATTGTACGTGTGGTTTATCACCAACTACCGCATTCTGTTTATCTGTGATATCTGCTATCACGCTGGCTAGTGACCCCTTCTTTGGTTCTCCAAAGTATGTTGGGTTCCAACCTAGTGTTTTCTTTGTCATTTTAGTCTCCCTTAAAATCTATCTGAATTTAATCTTACCACGTTTTGGTACGATTTTTAGTTTATATCTTACCATGTCCACGACTTCTGGTGGCATGAAATAATTTAACATGTTGGCAATAGAATCTTTTTCTGCTCTACTACCTCTCATCATCTTTTCAATTCTGTCAATCACCTTAGGATCAACTTCTTTAAACTTACCTTTTTTAACTTCACTTAATTCTTGGTTATCGTCAGCGAATATCTCTATGTAAGGTAAAAAATTTTCTGGTAATGATTTCCATTTCATACCAAACTTCATTACTAACTTTGCTTTTGCCGCAGATGAAAGAATAGGTATGTCTGCTTTCGCTAATGCTAGTAGATTTGGTTTTTGAAATCTATCCATCATGTTACGAAGTTTAGCAAATGTCTCTGGACTATGACCAGTCTCTTTACCTCTTAATGGTTCATACTCTTTTTTCAATCTGTCGATTTGTTTAGATGTAAATTCCTCTAATGGTTCATAACTTTCTGCTGATTCTTTTTGTTCTTCACCAGTTTTGTAAGAGTAAGCAGTTTTTAAGTAGTCATGTGCTTTTGTGATTTTATTTTGTAACCATTCTTCTACATCACCATCTTTACTTATCATACTTTCAATACCATCTAAAAAGTGTCTCATACCCTTTACTTGATTCATAATCATATCTACCTCTTCAGCACCACCAGTATCTTGTGGATCAACTGCTTCTTTTATTTTAGTAAATTGCATTTTATTGCCATATGCACTATAAGATATTTTCTCACCTGGTTTATATCTTTTACCTGCTTGAGATAATCTAGTCTGTTTATATACTCTAGCCTTATGTGATGGTTTCGCTGGTCTATTATTCTTGTTGTAATCGTCTCTCGCTTTCTTCGCGGATCTCTCATCTTTGAATACACCAATAACTTTCTGGTCGTTATCTCCCTTACCACCAGTTACAACGAAAGCGTCTTTCTGTGCGACCGCCTCATCAACGGACTCTGACTTTTCTTTCTCTATGTCTTTCTTCATAGCGTCTCTCGCCTTTTGACGTTCTTGGTCTACCCTATCTTTTTCTTTTTTAAGTCTTTCTCTTTCAGAGGTTCTCTTTGCGATTGCGTCTGCCTTCTTCTTAGCCGCGTCTGCTCTACCTGAGGTAGATAATCTGTTCGCAACTTTCTTAATGCCACTTGCCGCACCTTTGGCTGCCATACCAGCACCCTTGGCGATGGCACTACCTGCCGCCTTCGCTGGTTTAGATGTTACTGCCTTCGCCGCACCCTTAGCCACTTTACCAACACCCTTCGCAATACCTTTTACTGCTTTGAATGGTAGTGTGATTGGCGCTACTGCGACTTTACCAATACCCTTGGCAATCTTGCCTATAACTTCTTCTAATTCTTCTTGTTGGTCCTCATCCAGACTATCATAATACTCATAAAATTGTTCGTCATCTAGTTGTAGGACACCGTCAATATACTCCTCGAACATCATCTGCTCTTGGATCTGTGACATATTTAAACCGTATCTTTGCATTTTATCTCTCCGTGTTACTATTTATACTAATTGTCAACTTTAGATCCTGCTCGCCATTGGTAGCATGACCAATACCCTGCGGTCGTCTTATCTTTCTTCTGGTCGCAATTGTGCCTCGCACGGAAAGATGCTCTCGCTCCTGGGTCGTCTCTCTTAATACTCATGTTAGGGTCACCAAAATTAACCTTGACTACGTTACCCTTCTTGTTCTTCACATACACGTGGAACTTAGAATTACCACCACTAGAACGGATTGGGTCATTTAGATTTACCTTCTTGCCCTGGTATTCTGCTTCCTGTATACCTTCCTTCTCATGTTCATATACCATCATCTCGCAAACATTGTCTATATGTTCAACTTCTTTTCTAGTTTTCATCTTATTTCCCTTTTACTTTTGAAGCCAAGTCTTTATCTGCCTTGCCCCAAGTTCCACTTGATTTTGTTACGAAACTGTTAACACGAGCCATACCCCATTGTTGTGGAGTTGTGCCTGGTCTGTGTCCAGTTCTCCATGCGGCCATGCCTCTGTTATATACCTTCATCAATACACCATATGGCATCCCTGATTTGGCTGCCTTCTTCTTAACACCCTCGTTCTCTGATAGTAACTCATCGAACATCTCAGATACGGTCTTGTCCAGGTATAACCTGTAATCTGTACCATACTCGTCCTTATACTGTTCGATTGTCTCACTTTCCTCTGACCAAAATTTGATATCCTTAATCTCCTGTTCGACATCTTCGCCAAACTTCTTCTTAAATGCCATTGTGTGTTTAGATGGTTTAGTCTTAGCGTCAGCATCTCCTGGTGCGGGTTTGTATGCCGCAGGGTTATCATCGTCCATCTTCGCACCTTTTGTAAAGTGTCTGTCCCTGGAAACTTTTGTCGATTTCTTTAGACCCTTATAATATACGTCTGGTTGTGTGCCAGGTCTATTTTTGATATCTGGATCTTGCCCTGTCTCTTTCTTTCTCTCATCATCTTTACTCTCTGCTTTGATGGTAGCACCATAATAGTTTTTCATATCTATGGCAAATTTATTGAGGTCTTCACCTTTACCATCTATTCTAAAACTTTTTCTATCGCTCATCTTATCAATTCTAAAACCTGTTTTCTTACCAAATCTTTTTATATCGTCCATCGCCTTACGTCTTTTTACTGGATCTTTAATGGTAACTATCATCTTTTTAAATTCATCAAGTTCCACTTCTTCAAACTTCTGGAACTTTCTATTACCAACTAACTTACCATAGTCTCTTACCTGACCTGGTGTTTGTATGTTGAATGTTCTCATCGTCTTAATCTGGTCTGCCTTATCTGGTCCCTGTGTCCAATTATCAATGTCCTTGATAGCAGGTTGCCCTGGTGTGGTCACTGGTAACTTACGTTCTTTCTTCTTTGCCTTCTCTGTCTCTTTCTGTTCATCATCAACATGCTTCTTTTGTTTATCCTTGGCGTTGTTGATTTCTTCATCGAAAGTTGAGAATGTCTTCAACGTCTCGCTATTCTTTTGTAGTACCAACTTCTTCTTATCAACGTTCTCTGTCTGTAACTCTGTGTCGATAGATTGTGCGGGTTGAATATCATCTAGGAATGCTTTCTGTATCCCACCATCTTCCATCTCGTATTGGACGTAATTTGGTCCTCGTTTAATAATCGTTCCAACATTACCACTTGGCTTGTGTTCAACTGTCTCACCCATCAGGTATATCTCGTTGTTGTGGTATTGTTCTCTTATATCTTTCAATTCCTCATTATCACTTGGGGCAAGTATTTCTTCATTCACACCCATCCCATTTTTTAAATCTTTAAATAATTTCATGGCGTCATTCTCCTTGGTGCCTGCGATAAGTCCTGCTCTGAAACTTTTGAAGTCATTCTTCATAGCGTAATCCCTCATTTTACTGGCACTCATTCCTTTCGCACCAGTGGCGTCTGGGTCTCTACCCCCAGCACTCACTACTTCAACCGTATCAAAGTTATAGTCCTTACCTTTATATTTGTTAATCAATGTCTTAAATTCTGCGACCCTATCACTACCTGCGACCATATAGACATCAGTATATTTCTTATCAAATCTATTTTTCAATATTTCCATGAATGTTCTTTCACGTCCTGTCGCTGGTAAAATTTGTATGCCTACTGGATACATCTTTTTCAGATAGTCAATCTTTTGTTTTACACTCAATGGATTCTTCTTACGATCCTGAGTGGCACTCACATATAGCACGGGCAAACCTTTTGCCCTCTTTGCCACTGTGATAACTCTGTCAATGAGACGTTGGTGACCTATCGTAGGTGGATTCATACGACCAAAAGCAAACACCACTGTCTGTTTTCGTCCTACGTCTTTTCTCAATAGTTCCTTTAACGTCTTCATTTTTTCTTACTCATTTCCTTGTAGCCTTTTAATCTACTCTTTTCTTTTCTACCCCTATTCTTAGAGGCGTCTTCAAAACCCACGATGTCCTTACCTTTGTGTGACGCATCTTTGCCATCACCATTTCCGTAAGTACCCTTGTCTCTATTATATTGTACCAACTGTTTGCGATACTCTATACGTTCTGGTGATGATTGAAACTTCTTGTATTCTCTCTTATAGTCTCTCTCTGCTTTCTCACCAATAGGTGTTGTTAGTCTAACCTTCTTATCTTCACCCTTAGCCCGTTGTAAGTCAGTGGCACTTGGTGCCCCTTTCTCACCAGGTTTTCTCATTCTCTTGCCACTCGCTTTTCTTTTACGAATATTATGCCAGAGACCTTTTCCTTTTTCAGATATAGTCATTTCTTCCCTCATTTGTTTCTTTTCTAATTCTCTTTTTATCCACATTTTTGCTGTGTAATTTGTTATAGGTTGTTTCACTATCTTACGAACCATCTTATAAGATTTTTCTAATATATCATCATTTGATTTATTATTATCAATCACAATAAAGTTTTTCATACCAAATAGTCTTTGTAGTTTTCCCATATTTGCTTGTATTTCTGAATGACTTTTTTTTACGATATCATCAGGAACTGTTCTATTTCTTTTGGTATTTCTTGTTAACGCAACATCTAAACTTGTATTCACAAATATCATATAACAATCATAACCTAATCTTTTTAATCCTCGTAAACCTATTTCAATTTTTTTTGTATCTCTTGCTGTACTATCAATAACTAATCCTAATCTACCTTTAATATACAATTCTAAACTTTTAGCAGTTAATTCTTTCGACTTTAATCGCAATCTATCTCTCTTATCTTGTTCACTAGATGGCATGTCTAAAGATAAACCTGCTTTCTTTAATGCGTTTTCAAAGGGAGTGTCTGAATTAACATTCTTTAATCCTAGACCTGGTGTTATTCTTTGATTAACATAAGTCTTACCAGAACCTGGACCACCAGCAAGAAAGAATGCCTTGAAGATACCTGGGTCATATAAACCTTCCTTGATAATAAATCTTTCCATTGATTATACCCGCATTGTCCTTGGATTATCTAATATGATTAAATCAAATATTGCACCAGCACCTGTTGTTGCGCCTGCTTTAATTCTTACTTCTAAATCTGTCTTTTCATCAAATTCTAATGGTACAGGATATTCGTATGTTACAGGACCACCAGATGAACCAAATTTACCTTTAATATTAAAAGCACCATTTTCTGGTTTTGCCAAAAATTCAAACTCACATTCTTTTGCTTTTTCTAAATTGCCTTGAAATTTAATTAGATATCCTTTTTTACCAGCAGGAATTGTATATAATGCCATAAGTGTTTGACCTTTGCCTGCAAGTATTTGTGCGGCAGTTTTACTATCTGCTGTTATTGTGAGAACACCCACATTTGATGAACCTGTATTTGCTGTTAATAATACTGCTCTAAATATTCTAAAAAATTCTACTGATCCAGCAGAACCACCTATTGTTAAAGTTTCTGAAACTTCGTTGTAACTAGCATCCAATCCTGACACTAAAACTGTACCATCATTATCTGAACTTGTATCACTTGAAGTGACTTGTGCTGTGCCAGCGCTAGAAATATAAGTATAAACATTTGAAGCGTCTATAACACTTTCAAAACTGGTGCCTACTGTTGGATTGTATCCAAACTTATTAATATGACTTACGCCTCTAACAAGACCTCTTGCAATCTGAAAATTTTGTTCGTTAATATATCCTACAGTCATTATCCTTTAGCCCAATTCTTAGCCGCGGTGAAATTTTGAATAGAAAACTCTAATCTATCGACCAATTTAACTGCCTTACCATTCTTATCAACTGCCACATACCCCTCTGGGTTTGTCGCCTTTAAACCATTGCCGTCTCTCTTAAATGTGCCTATACTCTTTGCCTTGTTCAACTTGTCTATGATAACCTTCTTGGCTCTCTGTAGAGATTTATATGTGGCACATGCCATGTATATACTCGTGTTGTGGTCATCTATAAATTTTAGACCATTGTCCTGTATCGTCTTGTATTTCTCTTTTGACTTCTCTGTCTTTACCTTATCTATCTCTTTCTGTGTTCTCGTTTCGAAAAACTCTCTGAAAGCATTCGCTGTCTCTTTTGTGGAAGGTAAATCACTAGAGGCACGGATATAACTGTTGAGATATGCCTTGAGTTGGACACCAATAGATAGTGTGTTCTTTTCTGTTTTGATTTTGTTGAGTAGTTCTTTACCCTGTTTGAGACTACCACTCGCCATGTTCAGTATCTTTTGTAGTGATTGACTTTCACCAATCGTCATCAATGAGTTACCAGATACGTCCTTATAACTTGCGTCATCGAACCATACCTTTGGACTACGTCTCAACTTCTTAACGTTGGCTCCAAACTTCGCCGTCATCTTATCAAAACTACTGCCCTTGTATGTCGTGTGGAAAACTATACCTAACTTACTACTCGCAATCTTCTTACCAAATGGTGTATTCTCTGGCACCATGTAAACGATAGTGTTAGGTTGGAATGAAATCATTTGCTCAGACTTACCACTACCATCTTTATATGTGGTCGTCTTCTTACCAGATGATGTGAACATCAAATCACCCTGTAGTATCTCTTTTATGCCTAGTGATGGTAGATATTCCAAACACTCACGGAGGATATTCTGTAACTCACCCTGGTGATTGTTTCGTATATCTTGTATCGTGTAATTAACTTTTGGAGTTTTGTTGAATACTGCCTTGGTGCCCACGAAAAATTTACCATTCTCTGGTGATGGACCACAAACTATGGCAGGCGCACCGTCCCACTTGACGGATACGTTGACACCCTTACTGGCATTACCAGATAACATGTCTTTTAGTGACGATAGGAAGTTGATGGCATTTAACCCACCCTCATATCCATTGTTGATTATATCGTCTTCCGCATGTTCTAAATGCGTGTTCTTATCTTCTTGTAGGTCTATCATAACTCCCATTTATATACTAAAATAACTATTTAGTCAAGCAAGAAGTCTGGTATGCCTCCATTTATTGCCCACACTTGATTTTTATTGTGAAAATCTGCCAATTCCTTGGCTTTCTCACGGAAATCAAACACCGCAACTGTTCTATCTTTGTTCTCAACGACAGCAAACTTATACTTACCGTCTCGTCTCTTAGTCTTTACAGAATACTCAATACTTGAAGTCTTGGAACTTCTTGTACTTTTCTTCTGGACTTTCTTCCGTTTCTTTAAGGTTATGTTCGACATATTTTTCCTGTTTTGGTTGTATTAAGTTTTGTGCCTGTTGTTCGATATCAAATAGTTTCATTCTACTTCTATCAACACCAATGATAAACTTACGATTTACTGTTGGGTCATTGTATCTGTTCTTCAACTGTTTGACTAACATCTGACCCGCTCGTTCTAATTCTTCACTACTGATTAGGGCAAACATAAAGTCTGCCGTCGCAGGAAGACCAAAGGACTCTGACGTATCTTCGAGCCCGATGTCTGTTGAAACAAAACCAGTTCTGGTTGTTTGTGTCGCTGTTACGATTGGCACATCTAGTTCTACAGCCAGACCTCTGAGTTCTTCAGCGATTGCCTTGATGTAGGTATAACTATTCACATTCGCACCTGGTTTAAATCTACTTGACGCACATATATTGATGTAGTCGATGAAGATTAGGTCTGGTTTAAATGTTCTCTTTAGTGCCAACTCATTGACCAATGCTCTGTAGTGGTTCGCACCCGCACTCGCCGTTGGATATTCTTTGATGATTAATGTGCCTGTCGTCTTACTCTGTAAAGTTTTTATCTTGTCATTGAATAGTTTTCTATTCAACATGTGTAAATCTTCCATGGAGATACCAAGTAGGTTTGCGTCTATACGTTCAGCGATACGTTCCTCTGCCATCTCCATTGTGATATACAATACATTCTTATTCTGTGATAAGGCACTCGCAGCCTGATGACACATAAAAAGAGTTTTACCAACACCAGTACCCGCTAACGCAACGTTTAACGTCTTCGTTGGCAACCCACCCTTTGTGACTTTGTTGAAATAATCTAAATCAAATGGTACCCTATTCTCTTTCTTGTGGTAGAAATCAAATCTGGATTCTATATCAAGTAAATAATCATGCCCCACATTCCTATCGAAAGAAACAGATAGAGCGTCACGGAGTATCTCAGGGATCGCCTCTGGTTGTTTGTTCTTATCTTTACCATCTAGTATATGTATGCCATCCATGACGGCATTATGTACCGCACGGTCTTTACAAAACTTCTCTGTAGTGTTTGTGAGCCAATCTAGGTCTATCTCTTCCTTGTTCAACGTAGAGATTAAATCAACGATCCTCTTGTATTCTTCCTCATTGAGGTCTTTACGTTTACCAATATCAATCTCTAAAGTTTCTCTGGTAGGTCTCTTATTATATTGGTCGATAAACTTCTGGATCTCAGTAAATAGAATCCTCTCACTACGGTCTTCGAAGTATTCTGGTTTCAGAAAGGGCAATACCTTTCTGGTATAATCTTCGTTATGTAGTAAGTTCTTTAGGGCTGTCTTCTCTATTCGTTCCGCTGTTACCATTGTTATCCTTCTCTACTTCGATTGCCAAAATGTCACCCATGACATTTATAAAACTTTCTGAATTGGTATCGACCTCATTTGGATTCTCGTGTACGTTGTATTCAAATTTTAGTCTCAACTTATCATCTTCTTCAACTGGCGTCACCTTGCCATAGGTGTACATGACACCCTCGTATTCACCCTCTTGTATGAGGAAACCAGTAAGGTCTGACTTACTGTTCTCCATGTAACTATACCTCGGAGTTGCCATACGAAAATTCTTTGTGTGCCGCTTCGTCTATCTGTTTTAATATATCGTCTGTAAAATATTTCTCTGGATCTGAATAGATTGATTTGGCATACTGTTTCGTGCCATCTGGTAACTCTATCCTTGTTGATACCTGTTTGAATATACCATACTTGGTCGCTAACTCTAACAACCCATAGTATTTGTCCAATCCAGTATCATATCGTAATCTCACATCGACCATCATGTTCTCTTTCGACAATCTGGATTTCTGTGTCTTACAATGTATGATATTACCAATGACCTCTGTGCCATCTTTCTCTTTCTTCTTTGATAGATAGACAATCGTACTTGCGGCATACTTTAATCCACTACCGCCACCCATCTCTTTGGTTGGCATGTAGGCACCTACAACATCGTAGGTGTGATTTGTAATTACCATAGGTACTTTTGCTCTACCTAGTTTTAGTGTTAATACCCTAAACGCAGCCTTCAGTACCTGAGCCCTAGTCATATCTCTAGTCTCTTTACCATCTGCGGTGTCTTCTACCTCTTTTGTCGTTGATAACATACCTAAACTATCTAATACGAGGAAGATAGGTTTTCTATCTGCTTCGTCCTGTTCCATGTATTTGTCCAATACAGTTAAGGCTTGTGTTCTAAATTCTTGTACCGTCGTTACTGGCATGATGACCATGCGTTCACTATCTATACCTCTCTGTTCAATCAGTTGTTTCGTTAAGGCACTCTCACTCTCAAAGTATATGACACCTGCGTCTGGGTTGTTATCTAGGAATGATTTACACATACCCAATACGAAGAAAGTTTTACCTGTAGCACTCTCACCCGCAACTGCCGTAATCTTGTTCGAAGGAATACCACCATGGATACTACCAGATAATACAGCGTTGAATATATGTGAGCCCGTATCAATGAATGTATCTACGTCACCCGCTTCTACACCCTCACTCACTAGACTGGCATATTCGTTACCCGTCTCTTTAATTATCTGTTTCAGAAAGTCTGGCATTCTCGTTCTCCTTATTATGTTTGTTTATCATAAAGACACATTTCTCATAGAGTTTGCCCACGGTAACACACTCGTTCGACCGTATCGCACCTCTCTGTAGTGAAGCGTCTATAATCTTAATTATGGTGTGGTAATCATTGACCATAAAATTTTGTTCGTCTATCTTTTCTAAAAGTTCTTTCATTATATCACATTCCTTTCCATAAGTCAAGCATTATCTAATTATCTGGATGTCCGCACCCTCGTGCCATATCTCCAGTTCCCTCCTCACCATATCATTGACTATCAACTTTTTGTGTCTCTTGGTCGCCACCTTCTGCCACCACTTGATAACATTTTCAAAACTAAACTTATCGTAGTGAAATCCTGGTTTGAGCGTATCTGTCTTACCCTGTATATATTCGGGTACATTTTCATACCCATAGTCTGAGGTATAAAATCTTTTCTTCTCTGTCAATGACTTTTTGTCCTCTAAGAATTTTACAAATTTACCATGTAGGTGTTCATTGTGTTTCTTCAATGACGCCTGTATTATATTTATCATGGCGTGGTGTGTCGTTAACTTACGACTACTTATACCATCCTTGACGATAGGTCCACCATTCTTCTCCTTGAACCAATTACTAATCTTCGTAAAACTATCACCATGTAACATGGGTATAAAGTTACTCTCTGTCACACCTTTAAATCTCAGGTATGGTTTCATGCCATCATATTGACTTGATGACTTACTACTACCATATAGACTTGTTGTCTCAAATAGACATATGTTCGTTCCATACTTATCATCTATCAGTTTCTTTATCCTGTGACTACAACATATAGCAGCCAGTAACTTACCACCAAGGTAGTTGTAACCAAATGGTTGTGTTGGTACTATTGTGAAACCCATGATAGCGGCATGGTTAAATCTTTTCATCTCGTCCTTGTCCTGTGTCTTCAATGGTCTACCCAATAATTTATTCCTTGGTTTACTATTCATCATAGGACTACCAAAACGAATGAAACCCACTATCTTATCCGTGTTCGTCTCTTTGACTATTATTCGTATCGCCTTACCAGGTATGGATGCCATCGCTGTATGACTTGTAACCTTGTTTAGTATTCTCGTAAATGTATTGTTATCTATCTCCTGTATATCGAAGGACATATCTTCTGGTGACATATCAAAGTTATCGAAGAAATCATCTTCATCTGCCATACCGGGTAGTTGAAATGGAAAGTCTTTTACTTGTTCTAATTTTTGTTCTTTGATATACTGGTCGATACGTTCAAACTGTGAGAAGTAATTTGTGAAGTATAACATCGCCCATTCAGCGTCCTGTTGATTAAGTAACATTTATATATCTCTTTAGTTCTTTGTCCTCAACATCGTCTGGTATGTCGTTCTTATAGAATATCCTATAACTATCACTACCATACTTACCAATGCCATGTAGGTCTAATGCGTTCTCACCATCCCATGTTAGGAAGTCTTTACTCATTTGTCTCAATCTCTTTGACCTAACCTTACTCATACCAAGTGGTCTCAACATCTTCTCCTGTGTGTTGTATCTACCCTTGATGAATGCCTCAGCATCTGGCCACTTCTCAAACAGTTTAGGTAGTATCTTCTTCACCTCTCTACCATGTGTGAGATTTAGACATATGACACCAACCATGTGTTCCCACTTACTCTTAACCTGTTGTTGTACCATTAGGTCTGACCTCATGCGAAGAAGTCCTCTATCGTGTTACTATCAGAGGCGTCAATGTTCCACTTAATCGCACCAAGTATGAAACGTAGTGGATCCATGAATGACTTGTTGAATTGTGTCTCGTAATCTACATAACCATGTAGGTCAAATTCTTTTGGTAGTTTAGATATGAAGGTGATGACATTTACATTCCACAAGTTCTTTCGTAGGTGTATGTATTTACCCTTATCACCCTCGTATATAGGTTGAAACTTATGAGATACTTTTTTTGTTTTGAGTAGATGATTATACATGATGGCACCCTTGACATGCATTGGTGTGCCTTTCTTGTAGATGGAAGATGTGTCGCCATATTTCTTAACACCATTTACACTACGAGGGAAGGCAATCTCTTCTGGTGACATGAGTTCGAACTCTCGTCTAAAATTCTGTATGAACTCTTTCATCTCTTTCTGGTCACCACCCATGATGACCTTGAATGCCTCTCGCAACTTCTCTCTACAAGGTAGAGGGGTCGATGTCTTAACTGCCTCGATACCCATAATCTTTAGTTTGGGTTCTGAGTATTGAACACCCTCAGAGTTATGTACATTGAGGATATATCTTTTCTTTGCGGTCCAGATACCCTTGTCAGCGATGACCTCTCGTTTCATCACCATCTTGTTCTCGTAAACGTTCATGTAATCACCAAGTTCTTTGTATGATTGTTCCATATACGGTTCTAGTTTGTCAGCACAAAACTTATCTAATGCCTTGACAATCTTATCTTTGTCTGTCGCACCAGTTAGTTTAACAAGTGGTGACATATTTACATAGATGGAATCTGTGTCAGAGGCGATGACATAATCACCATCTGTCTTATATAATTTGTTAAAGTATTCGTTGACTTTCTTCTCAATCCATTTGATGTTCAATTGACCAGACATTGTTATCGCCTCTGCCTGTCTGTGGTCATAGTATCTGAAATATTTGTTACCAATCGCACCATAGGCACTATTCAATGAAATCTTCTTAGAGTGTTGTATGAGGTAATACTTACGTGCCAGTTTCTCGTATTGTTTATCCTTCGTGTCGATATACTGTTGTTCTGCCTCTAACATCTTTTTCTTGTAGATGACGCGGTCGTCATATTCTCTTTTGATGATACTAGGTAACATACCCATCTTATCAGTTTTATACATCGTGCCATTGGCAGCCATACAATGTTCACCAATCTTAGGTTTCTTGTCCAGTAGTTCTTCGATGATAACATCTTTTCTATCTGGTATGATTGTCTCAGGTGAGATGTTATATTGCATAATTAGGTGTGGGTATAGTGAGTTGAGGTCAAACGATACTACCCAATCATAGAAACCAGGTTTAGGGTCTTTCACATAGGCACCAACAAGTTCTTTTGATTGTGGGTTCATATCTCTCACTGGTACGATGGTGTTCGTCTTTAATAGTTCGTTGTATATGATTGTGTCCCACATACGAACCTGTGAGAATACATCTTCGTAATTTACCTTGGCATTATATGCCATCGTTATGGCAAGTTCTATCAGTTGTAATCTATCCTCTAGTCTATCGACCAGTTCAACGTCTTGTATGTTATAATCTATGAAAGATTGTATGTCATTCTGATACCACTCTTTGAATGTATCATATGGGTTATCGTCTTTCTTCTCACCAAGTTCTACGAAACCAATGTGGTCTAGTTTATAACTCTCTTGGTTCTTTATCGTAAATTTTTGATAGAGTTGTAGGTAATCTAACTGTGCGATACCGTGTAGTCTATAGTAAGTCTGTGTCTTACCCATATAGTAGGTATTATCTTCCATCACTTGACCCCAAGGGGACATGCGTTTCATAACACTCTCACCAAGTATCTTCTCTATACGTCTCACCAGATATGGTATATCAAAGTATTTACTATTCCAACCAGTTAGAATATCTGGTGTAAATTCTTTCCAGAATTTTAGAAATTGTATGAGTAAATCTTTCTCATCTTTACATTTGATGTAGTGTGCGTTATCTTGTTTGACTTTATAATCTGCCATACCCCAGACCAATATCTGTTTCTTAACTTGATCCTTGACGGTAATACAAATCATCTTTTCCGCACAATCAGTTACGTTTGGAAAACCATACTCACTCTCTACCTCGATATCGATGGTGTATATTCGTAATAGGTCTTTATCGTATTCCATCGTGCCAGGATAATAGTCAGAGATATACTGATACTGAAATCTATCAGTACCATACACAAAGTCTTTGTGTTCCTCGTATCTCTTAATAGTCTGTCTGGCTTCTCGTATCGTATTATAGGTTTGTGGTAATAGACCCTTACCATCTAAAGATTGATGGGTACACTTGCCCTTGTATGGGAAGTATAGACGTGGTTTCCATTTCATGCGGTCAGAGAACCTCTTACCGTCTTCGAAACCTCTTATGTGTAGGGTATCGCCATGTGGCGTAACATTAGTATAAAATCTCATTATATAATTATATCACAGGTGACGTTAAAAGTCAACCTATTTCTCAAAATGTTTTTCAATAGTATCTAGTTGGTCCTGGTAGTGGGCAATCTTGTCCACTTCTTTCTCTATCGTTTCAACAATATCAGAATGTTCGCCTATACCAATGGTATTACTTAGGTAAACTTCCACATTGGCCTTATGTTTATCTATCTGTCCTTGGGCATGGGATTTAAGTCCCTGTAGAAGTCTCATTCTATTCTGTGGGTTTTGTTCCATCTATTTTCTCCTTCATTGTATATTAATATTTAGATTGATCCTTAAATTTTCATCAGTTTGTGCCACGCTACAATGTTTCCTACTACCATCAAATATCGCCAGTTGATTTGCCACTGATGGTATCTTCTCACCATCCTCGAATGCGGTAAATCCATTATTCGTATTAAATGCGAACAGGGCAACCTGGTGTGGTATAAAATGGTCCACGTGCATATCTGTATATATCTCCTTGTCCTTCTTGGTATACATGTTAATCTTTGCCCTTATCAATAGGTTGTAGTTCATCTGTCCAATGATGGGCATGAGTAGATTGTGAAAAGAGGGACTGGTCTGTTGTTGATTATCATATAACACATGTTCAAAATAAAAATCAGATTTATCATGTTTATTACCAGTGTGACCTAGATAGTAATAGGGAAACTCATGTGATAGTAGTAATCCCTGTAACTGTTTGAATATGTCTTCGTTTAGAAAGTTAGGTATCAGTCTCACTAGATTTGGTCTCCTCACTTGGTTTCTTACCAATGTTATATTTAGGTTCAAGTATCCATTCCTTCTTCTCTTTGAATGGTAATACTTTAATCTGTGATAATGGGGCAGAGTTTAGATCCTCCTTGTTGACTAATTCAATTAGTCCCCAATCACTCAATAACTTGCCAATCGTATTCCTACGTTCTATATCATTGACAAATATATTTGCCGTCTTGCCATCTAGGGCAAAAAGTTCTTTGAAATGGACGATGAAATATCGTCCCTGTTTGTGTAGTATGTGGCAAGATTGATATATTTTACGTTCTTTCCTACTCGCAACACCTATCCGTGTTAGTGTCTCTCTTATCTTTAGAAAATCATCAGGCTCTTTTATCGTTACTTCGAGCATCTGGTCTGGTTTCCATTCTATTACTTCACTCATTTTCTCCCACCTTTATATAATCTCTCTTTAATATAGTCAATCTGAGACTTAGTGAGAATACGGACAGCCTCTGCTGCCTTCTTGTTTGAGTAACCGTAATATTGTTTTACGATATCAATATCTTTTATCTTACTCGCCTTCAACCACTTACTAAATCTTTTCTTACTTCTTATAGTATTTAGTAAAAAAGAATATTGGGCATGTTTAGACGCATGGTGTAGTCTATTCATCTCGTTGGCGAAGATGACCGTATCAGGAAAGTATGATAGACCCTTGTTGATGATGAATGGAGGATACTTCTTCTCCCAATCTTTATCGTCAGTATCTAGTAACTTCTCCTTACTACTATTGATTGCCGTGAGATAGGTGCCTAGTTTATACTCACTCATTTAAACTTACACTCAGACATTATCTCAGTTAGACATGCCACCATGTTTAACTCTGGGTCTGCCACGAAGGCATTCTTATATTGATAATCTGCCAGTAGTATGACCATTGGTGGTATACTCTCTGGTTTCATCGCCGTGTAAAAGTTTTGGTAGAGTTCTTTGAATAGACCAGCGGGGTCTTGGTCGATGTTATCTGTCACCCACTTTCTCATATCACCAAAGTGTCTATCTTTTAATGACTTGTTGAGATTAACTAGGTTCGCCTCAGATATCGTCACCAATATACCAGTATCTATCTTACCAGATACAGAATATCTCTGTAACTCGTTTATAGTTCGTCTAAAGTCTGGATAATGTTTGATGATAAGTTCAGCGACAACCTTGGGATCAAAGTCTATGGTCTCTTGTTCTAAGATGGTACATAGTCTCTTGTGGAATAGACCTGCCAGTTGTTCTTTATCTTTATTCTGTATGGAAAAGTTTATAACTGTACATCTACTATGGATGGCAGGTATAATCTTGTTCTTGTAATTACATGTAAAGATGAACCTACAGTTACCACTAAACGTCTCTATAAAGTTTCTCAACGCAGGTTGAACACTCTCAGCGTTCATGTAATCTGCCTCATCGATGATAACTACTTTTGGTTTATCACTCTGGTTTAGAGATACGGTTGAGGCAAATGCCTTAATTTGATTTCTTACGATATCAATGGATCGACCTTCGTCACTACCATTAATGACCATAACGTCACAACCTAGTTCGTTACATAGTGCCTTGGCAACAGTTGTCTTACCAGTACCTGCGGTACCAGATAATAATAAATTTGGTATCTCACCCTGTTTGAGTATAGACTTGAAAGTCTTCTTTATCTCAACGGGTAGGATACACTCGTCAATCGTAGATGGCCTATAAGCCTCTACCCATAATGTATTTTCCATAATTACCCACCATACTTACTTGTATTTTCCAATGCCACCCAATATTGAAGTGACTTGTTCTTATGTTTGAAATTAGAAATAAGTTTGGAAGATATGGCAACATTGTAATCACCTGGTAACATCTTTAGATGTTCAGTCTTAAAGTGAAAGTCGAATGTCTTATCCGTCTCACCAACTTTAACACCATAGGTGTTCGCTGTCTCATTCTTCTTGTCAACTGCGGACATCATAATATCACTACCAACTGCCTTAACAGAAATATCTGGTAGTTGTAACATGGCAGCAGCCTTCTTTACCTTTACCAAGTCTGCCTCAGTAAGTGTAAACTCTACCTCTGTGTCAGGCATTTTTACATCTTTCTGTGGAGTTGTTAGGATACTTGCGTCAGCAAAAAAGTATTTACTCTTTGTTGATGTGCCTTCTTCACTAATGGTCATAGACTTATCGTCAAAACCAAAAGATGGTTTACTGAATAGAGACATCATGCCTAGAAATTCAGATAGGTCGTAGATGGCGATATCTTGTGGGAAGTCTTCTTCGACCTCTGCTGTCGCCAGGATATTCTTCATTGTTGAGATAGTCTTAATAGTCTTACCTGGTGTAATCATCAAGTTAGGATTGATTTCACTAAAGTTTTTAAGTATCTCTTTTGTAGTGTCACTTATTTTCATTATATAATCTCCTAGTCATTAGGGTTGTTTAACTTCTCTGCCATCGGGCTTCGAAGTGGTTGGTTGTCGTCCCACTTACCAATATCATACTTCAACAAATCTATAGTTGATTGTGTGTAGTGGTCTTGGGATAACTGTATGATGGCATAGTGGATAACTTTCATAAGGTCTTTCTTATTCTTGCCTTCTTTCTTGCCATATCGTTGGGCATACTTTAATATATTACCCATACAAAATCCTTCACCATGACCTTGGTCGATGATGATTTCAGTTGCTTGTTTCTTCGTAGATGAGTAGTGAGACGAATAGGTTTCGTCTATGTATTTCTTCACATCATCAATAATAATATTCTCTTTAAATTTATACATAACAACATTATATCACACTTGACCGTAAAAGTCAAGCCTTAAAAATTATTAAAGTTAAACCAAAAGTTAGTTTTGATTTGACCTGTCGATTTCGTCATCGCACCTGATCCAATACCTGTATCCGTCATTGTGATACTAGATGAGGACAACATAGTCTTCCCTATCATCAAGTCAACGGTAACACTGGCACGTCCTGCCTTACCTGGTTTGGGTGTCATAACGATAGTCAAAAATTTACTACGTACCTCTTGTAGAAACTTTTGAAGTTCTGGTGATTGCCTAGAGGACAATACTCTCATCTTCTTACCCTCACCAATACTGGCATAGAAATCGTCACTACCGTCCATGCCAATGAGTTCTAATAAATTCTCGTTTATCTTTGATTTGTTCTTCCTATACACAGCGTTAAATTCTTTTACGATGATATCTGCCGTGTTTGTCTGTGTCTCTTTACTTGCCTTGCGACCTATGTCCTTATACTTCTTAAATAACTTCTTCTCTTTGTCGTTCCTAATCTTGTTCGTCAGTAACGCAATCGCTTTTGATTTACCTAGGTCTTTACTTGCGGCTTTCAACATCGTATCATAGATGACCTTTTGTGCCTTCTCTAATGCCTTAGATGTGAAGTTCTTATCCTTCGTCAGACTTGCGAATAGGGATAGTAGTGTTGAGTTCGCCAGGTTGATACTAGATGATTTGTATGCCTTTAGACTTGCGGCAATCTCTTTAACGACCGCACCCTTGTCTTTCTTACGAGCAGATAGGACTATGTCCGCCTTACTCTCACCCTTTAGACTATCACCAGTCAGTTGTATATCGAAGTTTGTTATCTTCAGGTCTGCGGTCTCTGCCAACATATCTGAGAATATACTCTCCGCCATCGCCTTACCACCATCTTCCATCCTCTCAATCTCACTCGCAAGTGATTTGTAGTTGGTCAATGTTTTCAGTTTGTTGTCATGGAATGCCTTCTTGGCCTTTGCGAATACTTTACTCGATTGTGTGCCAGGTAGATTTAACCCCTTACTCTCAATCAGTTCTGCCAGTGCCTGACCACAAACATACTCAGAATAGTAACCTAATCTGGATTTACTGTCTTGTTTCACCTCTTCTTCTTTTATCATAGATCCCACTTTCACTCTCTTTATACTACCCATCTTAACATTTGTCAATGCTGAAAATGCCTTTTTAAATCCATTGACGATACCATTGTATGCCTTACGGATAAAATTAACGAATCCGTCAAATAGTCCCTCGTTCAGGTCTCTATGTTCAGAAAATTTTAACATGCTACTATTTAGTAATTCATAATGAGTATCTCATCACCCTTGGCGGTATTCTTCTTCTTACTACTATTTTGCCTGTTAAATGATTTGGTGACCCACCTAAATCTATCTTTTGGGTACCACCTCTTCAATGCCTCGAAGTCATAATACGATAGGGCAAACTTACCCTTGATTGTTCTCAACACATCTGCCAGTTCCCTGTGTTGGTCGTTATCAAAATTCTGTGTGTAGTAAAACTCCATGTTGTAGTATGGTGGGTCGATATAGAAGAAAGATTTTCTACCATCAAACCACTCTATACACTCACGCCAGTTCATGTTGTAGGCGTCTAGGTCGTTTAGTTTTCGTTTATACTTTGGGTTGTTCAGTTTGTCGATGAAGTGATTATACTTGGATTTGTATTTGCCTTTTAGATCCACATACTTCGCCTTATCCCATGTGAGACCAGAGAATGTCTGTAACTCAACATAGAGATACTTGGCAGCCACCTCACAATCTGGTGACTTGAAGTTACCATCTAGTGGTAGTAATTCTTTCTGTATCGTTTCGAATAGTTGTCTATTCTGAACCTCTAGTTTGTTCAGTTCTTTTAATAGTGTTTCGGGTTGTCTGGTAGCACACTCGAATACGTTCACCAGATACTTGTTGTAATCGTTGTAGATATTTAATTGACCATTGACACTCGATTGAAAGTAGACCCACATGGCACCACCAAATGGTTCTATATAATTGTCAAACTCTGGGAAGTGGTCAGCGATCCATTTTGCCTGAAACTTCTTGCCACCAAGATAACTAAACATAATATACTCCGTCAATAAGGCGGGGACGAACCCCGCCCAAAAAATTTATGATATGTCGATGGTTCTAGGTTTCTTGCCCTCTGGGACAATCTTCTCTAAAGCAATCTTCAACATACCGTCTACCATCTCCGCACCCTTCACTTCAACATCATCTGCTACTGTAAAGGTTCTGGTGAAATGTCTCTTGGCGATACCTCTGTGTATCGTCTCATCTTCACCTTCGTCTTTATGTATTGATTTTATAGTCAATTGGTTATCAGCGTAGTGGACATCTATATCCTTCTTATTGTACCCGGCAAGTGCCAGTTCAATCGTCCAGTTTAGTTCGTCTTTGCCTTTAACGATATTATATGGTGGAAAAGTTGTTGATTTACTATCTAAATGTAAATCAAAGTGACGGAAGATATCATCGAAACCTATACTGTAAGGTCTCAAATCACTCCATATTGATAAATTTCTTGTGCTATTCATAGTGTTACTCCTGTTTAGCAAGTTAAAAAGTGTACCCATTATGGCGTACACTATTATTTATATAGTTAGGGTTTTGTTTTTTTCAAGTCTAAACCCTAAAAAGACTTAAAGTTGCGCTTTACGAGAGGCAACTAACACCAGGACTTATGAATTGCCTGTGTTACTATTTATGCTTGAGAAGTGTTTTCCAATGCCGCGAACCCTGCCGCGATGATTGCTTTTGATGGTTTCCCTACTTTATAGTAAGTACCCGCCTTTACCTTGTTTCTGTATATACAGTTACCCTCTGCTCTTAGGTTATTAACAGCAGTCGCTGGTGATGTAATACCAAACTTGGATCTTACTTCGTTCCAGAAAAGTCTATCGCCTCTGTTTAAGGCATTTAATAGTTTTTCTTCATTCGTCATTTTACGTCTTCCCATGATATTCTCCTTTAGGGTTATTAAAGAAACTTCTCGTTTTGTCTCTTTAATTTGTTAATACGCTTGAGGTTCTCTTTCTCCTTGCGTTGTCTCTTTAGTGTTGGCTTCTCGTAGTATTGTCTCATCTTTACCTCTTTGAGAATGCCTTCCTTCATAACTTTTTTCTTTAGTTGTCTTATCGCTTTTTCAACATTGTTATTTCTAACTTTTACCTCTAACATTAAATCACCACCTTTACAAATAAATGGGTGGTGCCTTGACACACCACCCTGAGGTCTACATTATGAAAAATGGGTTTACTCATCTTCGGAGATAAGTTCCTCACCATCATTGGAAGTTCCTTGATTTAACTCATCGAGTGTAACGCCTGCGTCCACTTTAGTGTATAAATCAAGGAAACTCTTTTTAGTATCATCGTCAAAACGATTGACACATACCTCAACAGCCTTTAGTTTGTTACCAAAGATTGCGAAGGCATTAATTATATGAACCAATCTTCTGGTAGCGATAACTTCATCTACCCCACCATCAAAGAAAGTTCTTCTAATAACATCAGCCCACTTAACAAGATTACCAGTAAAGTCAGTATCTTTTAAGTTGTATGCGGACATAACGTTATCTAAGATTTTTTGTTCAGTTTTAGCGTTAGGATATTCTTGTTCGAAAGTCACAGGGAATCTCTCTAAGAATGCCTCGTTCATTACGTTAGTACCAATAAATCTACCGTCATCAGAACCCTTACCCTTAGTATTGGCAGTTGCGATAACGTTGAACCCTTCCTTAGGTTCTATGAAGGTACCAGTCTTCTTAAGGAAGACACCGTTACCCTCTAGTATTGGTTGTAAACACATAATCTTATTAGACGCCAAATCAATCTCATCTAATAATAGAACAGCGCCACGTTTCATAGCGTCAACTACTGGCCCATCGTGCCAAACTGTTTGACCGTCTTGTAATCTAAAACCACCAAGTAAATCGTCCTCGTCAGTTTCGATTGTTATGTTAACTCTTATGAGTTCTCTTTTTAACTCTGCGGCACTCTGGATAACACCCAAAGTTTTACCATTACCAGATAACCCAGTAATGAATGTTGGGTAGAATATCTTAGACTTGATGATATTCTTTATATCTCTAAAGTTACCAAAGGGTACAAAAGTCTCCTCTTTTGAAGGTACCAAATTTTCTTTTATACTCTCGGCAACAGCGATACGACCCTTCGCAGGTTCTTGTGGTTTAGGTGTAGAAACATTTTGTTTAATGTTTTTACTTGGGTTTATGATATTTGGTAAAACATATTTACCTCTACCTTTTCTAGCCACTTGATCCTTATATCTCCAGTGTGATACCCAACTACCGTCAACGTTGAAAGTATTTTCAATGTTTTTGATTTGTTGAGTAGTAATCTCAAAAGAACCATACTCCTGATGAGCAAGTTCGATAAATTTAATCTTTTCGTTATTCAAGTTAGTCATAATATAGTCCTCACTATTTTTTTATTTTTAATTATTCTTATATCCTATCATATTTTTAGCGATTTGTCAACCAAAATCGTAAAATTAAAAACATTATATTTCAACAACTTACGCAACTTTCGAAATAAACTTGTTGAGTAATACCCTAGAAACCTTCTTGGATTTGAAGTTTTTAAGGAATTGTTGTTTCATTTTTGCCGTAGTCATATCATTAGTGATATTCACCTCTTCGTCTTTAACCTGTAGTTTAGACTTAGGTAAGATATACAGTTCATCATACCCTACGTTTTTGATTGAGATACACCCATTTGCTCTCAACTCTTTTTTGTATTCTTCATATGTCTCATAACCCATATATGCGTTTTTAGTAGATACGTGGGAAGATACATCAGAAAAACTAACATTCTTACCATGAGTGATATAGAAACCAATCAACTGACTATTAGTCTTATGTTTGAAGTAATTGAACATACCCTCGTGGGCAGCCTTGAATACACTTCTAGTGGCATGTCTATCGTTATACTTGAATTGATAGTTACCATCTTGTATTACAAGTTGTCCGTTTGAGTAGTCGGCATTATACTTGTTAGTTATATCACCATCATATGGTTGGAATTGTTTTGATTGGTCTCTCTCTTTAGTGAAAGCGCCCTTAACATGTCCACAACCATCTGTTAGGAATATCGTAGTCATCTTCTGGACTTTGTATTCTCTCTGAAAGTTATTAACCAGGTCGATAGATTGTAGTATCGCACTATCTAGTGGAGTACCACCAAGTCTCATACAACTAGGCATTTTAAATTTATAGTCTCTATCATCATCATAGTGGTAGTATCTACCAGAACCTCTGTGTGAGTAGTAATCTATAATCTTATGAAAGTATGCCATCGAAGCGTTATACTGTGGAGTTTTAACAGTTGTATCAACTAACTCAATCATCGTAACATTCTCCATGATTAACTCATTCTCATTCTCATAAGTGTATGGAGTGTTGCTGTATCTCTCACCATATGTGTAACCTTCATCACTATTAAGTTTAAAGTGTCTCTTGTTAACATCAGAGAAGGCATATACCTTACAAGGTATCTGAACAGCCTTACAGAACATAACTAGGTTAGCAGTTTGTATCAACGTATCATACATACAAGAATCCATACTACCTGACCAATCTACAACTAATATCATACCATGATTTTTGGCACCAGGTGTGATATTAATTCTTTTGAATATATCGTCATTGTATTTGTATTGGTGTAGTTTAGACATATTCAACATACCAGTTTTTGATGTTTTAGTTCTCTTGTAATCGTCCGCAGATTTTTTCATTTCGAACTCTTTAATCATGTAGTTAACAGTTCTCAATTGTTTTCTTTTGAATGATTGAAAGTTCTGGTAGTATTGACCACGTCTCTCAGAGTTACCCTCATCAAATAATGCGATAACTTCTTTGTTTGTTACCGTACTTGGTTTTCTCTTAGGTAGAGTTACATACTGATTATCAGTATATTCATTATCTTGTGGTTTGAATGATGACTTCTTATTCTCATCAAATGCCTTATCAGTTAACGCTTCGTTTTGGACTTCGCCACCTTCTGGGCCGTTACCTTCGTTTTCGTCTCCTTCATCATGTTCTTGTCCTTGAACAGGATCAGTTCCATCTTGGGAAGGAGTTTCCTCATCAGACTCTTGTTGCTCACCATCACCTCTTACTGTTAGATTAACTTCCGTTTCTTCATACTGGTCTTCATCAAATTCTTCCGTACCAGAATATGCGAATATATCTTGTACCAATTTCTCAACATCTTGCCAAGTATCTAAACTTTCTGAACGTTTAACGAACCCTTGTTCGATATCGTTAAACTCGATATCATTCATTGTATAACCAGATTTGGTATATACATTAAGTCTATCAATAAATCTCATGCCATTGATATCTCTATCTTCTAACATGAAAAAATTTCTTTCTAGTAATTCATTGTAACCATTAAAATAAGATTTTCTTAAACCAGGATATTTTAATTTCATCTTCTTATCAATACGGATATCTTCTACTACGTTATAATAAGAATGTGGTATCTTGTTCTCTTTTAATTTCTGTACGTCTTCGATTGGTGTATATAAAGCATGACCAACTTCGTGTCCAACTAACATATCATATAAATCGTTAGACATATCTTCCCAGATAGGAAGACATAATAATCTTTGTTTAGGTACAAAGTATGCCGTCTCTACATTACGGTGTTGTACCGTAATGTTCTCTGTAGCCAATAATTTTGCTAGTGATGATTTTTGTTCTTTAGTTATCATATAGACTAGGCCTCATTCATAACGTTTTCTTCAACGTTATTCCAGTTAATGTCATAAACATTAGGGTAGAAGTTTTTCATAATCTCAACAAACTCTAATCTCTCATTCGTAGATTTAAGGTTAGCGAATGTTCTAAAGATATTTTCTTTAGTCATATTGTTTTCAAGTTCTTTAATATTCATAATGTTCTCTTTCATTTTTTATTATTCTTATATCCTACACCATTTTTGGTCAAAAGTCAATAATTATTTTTAATAAAACCAAAGAAAAAAACGTTATATTTCAATAACTTCGTTAGGGTGCGTCAATCCGCACAGCCTAATGGACACTTTTCCAGTCAAAATTCGTCACTAATTCCATTCCATACTCGTTGGAACCCTCTGGCAATACCACTCCATCTCGGAGTTTTAACTTATTCACTTTAAATGGAGTATAATCCACAAAGTGGTGCCATCTACCATATTTCCATACTAAGGTTGCCACATCTGGGTGCATATCTACCAACATCTGGGATTTGTTTATCGTGCCATCTACGTTATAACCAGTCTTCTTAAACTCATCATTATCTGTATTCTCGGCATGATAGAACTCTGCCGTGTTACCACCTTTAACTGTTTGAGTGGCAGCCTTGCCCTGTAGAAAGGCATTGAACTGGACACATACATCACCATCTTTCAACACTCTTAAACATATATCCGTGTCTTCATTATATCTACCACGCCATCTATGTTTGGTATCGTTACGAATTAATAAACATGAATATATTCTCGTGTTAGAAACAAAAGGTGGATAGTTACTATCTGGTGCGATGAAGAAACGATATTGTGGTCCTGCGATATAAACGTTTGAATATCTATCAACGAAATCTTCCATCACTTGAAACCCTACACCACTCTCAAATCTTATCCTCTTGTTATTATGTAATCTGTAAAAGTCTGTTATGTTGTCATCAAAAACCCAGTGACTTGTCGCACCAATAGATATGGAATGGTCCCATGCCCAGTTTCTGGCACGACCAGGTCCATCACCGTGATTGGAGAATGGTGCCTCTAGTAGTGTTACATATGGTCGTATCTTAAAATTATCAAGTGCCTTATCATAGTCGTTCATGTCTTGTGGTTCTACAACGATATAATGTGGTATCTCCATTCGTGCCAGACTTCTACTCGTAATCATCGTATCACTACGACCTTTACTTACGATGTAACAAGGGTGTTTTGGGTTCGTTCTACCATTTGGTTGTATCCATCTGAGTAGTAAGTTCTTCGTTATCTCTAACTTTGGATGCCACAGAGATTTACTTTTCTCTGTCACCTCTTGTTCTATCTTCTCACCAAACTCCTTGTAATCTTCCTTAGTTCTAAAGTGTAGTAAAAATTTTCTGTATGGTGCGTTGTCCTCTTGTTTAAATTTTGGCATACCCTTCCAATGTTTGGGCCATGCGTTCTCTTGTATCTCACTATCTCTCGTCTTATCTGCTTTTATCTTACCAAAAAATTTCTTTGCCTTCTTTGGTTCTATCTTGTTCCTATCAATCACAACTGGTTCATCATCATCTGCCAAGAATGACGTGCCCTCACTCGTTGATTTGATTGGGTAGTATGTCTCTGATACGTTACCTGGTATTGATTGGTTAATCTTCTTACAGAAATCTTCTAGGTCATCTAGGTTACGGAATGCCATGTATACTGTCTTATACACATCATCTTTACCCTTACTCTCTTTCTGTTTGTGATCCACCACAGCGTCAGCGATGAGTTCATCACCCTCAACATGTCTATCAAGTGTTGCGATATAATCGTCATTCTTTACCTGTGTCTTATCCATGAAGTTATCATATCTAGCCGTTTCTTTTACCATCACATAAATCCTTCCAAGTTACTGTATTCCATCTTATCATCATACCTCTTATTAATCATTTCGTTGATACCCTGTAGCCAATTATTTAGGCTATGTTTCTCTATCGTTTTCTCTTGTATATCTCGCCTATGTTGTCTGGTGATAGTATATAGGGCATGGATACACTCCTCAAAGAAAGAACTATTACACACCCTCTTAACTTTCATTATGTGTAGTGGGTCTGCGGCAATCCTCTCTGACGCATGTTTATTGGTATCGTCAGTAAAGAGTATTGTTGGCACACCACAACCTAATGCTTCCATCGCGGTTATACCCCAACTCTCTCTTGGCCATGTTGATACGAATACTTTTGATTTAGATATATTCTCTAATACTTGTTTGTGGTCGGCACCCCTTATCACATTATCCCAATGTTGGTTGTTCTTTACATAGTCGTTGTTGGCGTCATTCTTATATGTGGCGTCATTCGTCATAACCAGACTTGTCACATTTGTTTTCTCTAATTTCTTCTTTATGATGAATGGTGCTTTCTCTGGGTCATTTCTTGCCACCGTAGATACGTCCCATATACTTTCTTCGTTGAATGGCATATCTTCTGGTAGATAAGATGAGTTGATGTAACCCTTGATTGGTCCAAAATCTATGTTCTTTATTCTCTTTGCTAATGCCACGTGGTAGTCATATTGATTTGGACTCACAAAATATAAGTGTGTGCCATTATCGTTTAGGTCTTTTAGGATATTACCTAACTCAATCATACGGACGTCACGGACCAGAGGTTCGTGCATCACACAGATAAGTGGTATCTGAAAAGATAACATCATTCTACCCCACCATGGATTATTAAATAATATCATGTCTGGTTTATGTTTTGTGATGGCGTCTTGTATTGTTTGTTTTGTCTTTCTATTCTCTTTTATCTCATCAGTAATACACAATGGTATTGCCTCATCGTAGTTATCAAATATATCGTAACAAAACTTCTCTATACCACCAGTGACAACTCTACCAGTATTTGGTTCTACGGTCTCTGTCAGTTTGAAGTGTGTTGAGTATGGTATTAATACTTTCATATTCTATATTATATCACAAAACGATAAAAAAGTCAAGCCTAGTCCACAATCTTAGTGAAATTCCCTGCTTTTTCGAACCTCATCACGTTGGCAAACTTATCCGCTATCATGTCCGTCTTGTGGGATATGATGAAGATATTCTCACCCTCTAAAGTATTTAGGATTTTGAGAAAGTCGTCCGTACCAGTTCCATCTAAACTACTGTCGAATATCTCATCTAGTAATAAGAGATTGGTGGATATACTGTTCTTCATCTTGGCAATAGCACGCCATGTGAATAGTAGTGCCAGATTTATTCTCATCTTCTCACCCTCACTAAAAGAGGCGTATGAGAACTCATCACGGAATCTACTTCTTATAGTTTCTTTAAATTCATTGTCTAATCTAAAGTTTACAAAGAAGTCCATACTGGCAAGATACTTGTTAATCAACTGGTTCATTATTGGTAGGTATTGTTTGATGACCTTCGTCTTAATACCAGTATCATTCAACATCGTTTTTGCGGCCTGTAGGTAATCCAGTTCTTCACTCTTCACCAACTTCTTCTCATCGATACCCTTTTGTTGTTCTTCTAACTCTGACAACTTGCCCTTCGCTTCGCCAGTATCACTAGATTGTTGTTTGAGTTCATTTATCTTATGTGTCAATTTTGTGTTAATATTGTGTAACTCTATTTTTGACTGTTCAAACTTCGCAACGTCAATCTCAACTGTTCTTATATCTGTTTCGACACTCTGTATCTTTTCTAACCTCTTACTCAATGATTGTATCTCTTTGTCAGCGTCCTCTAGTGCCTGGTTCCATTTCATTATCTGTCTGTTGTTATCATCAATCATTTCTTGTTTATTAGATAGTGCCTGTTTACATGTTGGGCAATCATCGTGTGTCTCGTAGAATGATTTGTGTTTGTTACATTCTCGTAACTTACTCTCAAACTGTGCCTCGAAGTTTCTGAGTTTCGTTGATTTGTCTTGTATGCCATCTTTATCTAATATATCTTTTCTGAGTTTAGATATCTCTGATTGTAACCCTTGTATGTGTGTGTTGTATTTGTCTATGGCATCCGTGTTATCTGTCACCTTCTTTATCTCACTCTCAATCTCTATATCACTACGTACCTGTAGTTTCTCTATCATTTCTTTCTGTGTCTCTATCTTCGAGGTTACGATATCCAGTTCTCTCAATATATCTTTCGTCTGTTCTTCCTGTTCTTTTATCCGTATCTTCGCCAACATTTGCATCACGGAGAATACCTTGATATCCAATATATCTTCTACCACCTCTCGTCTATGTGCTGTCTTTAATTCCATGAATGGTACGAAGGTCGTTGAACCAAGTATGACAACCTGTGTGAATGACCTGAAGTTAAACTTTAGTATCTGTTGTTCTAACATCTTCTGGTGGTCTGCTATCGTTGCGTCCTGGTCAATCATCTCACCATTGAGGTATATCTCAAATATACCTGGTTTGATACCTCGTCTTATCTTATACTTGTTATTGGCGATACTGAACTCTAGTTCTATCTCTGTGCCACCTAGGTTGACACTATTGATTAACTGTTCTTTCTTTATCTCTCTGAAAGGTTTATTGAATAACGCAAAACATAATGCGTCTAGTATGGTAGATTTACCCGCACCATTGTGACCAACCATCAACGTGGTTGAGTTCTGGTTAAGTGGTATCTCTATAAATGTATTACCGGAAGAAAGGAAGTTCTTCCATCTTATTGTTTCAAATGTTATCATATTAAAAAAAGTAGTTAGGCCATTCGTCTCTATTAGTATATATCAGATTACCTGATACAGATATTCTCACACCATCACATCGAAATGGCAATACCATGTGTGATTGTAGTGCTGGAAAGATGAACATATCTCCAACTTCTGGTGTAAAATACCTCTCTGTCATAGACCACTGTGGCCGGTTTACGACACCGTGTTGGAATATAATTGAACCTGGGGGTGCTGAGTTTGGGTTAATGCCATGTAGGTCTGTCATACCTTCTGGTATCTGGCAATAGATTACGAATGACACATCACCAGAGTGGGTGTGTGGTGGGTTCGCCTCACCCTTGGTCATATAGTTGATCCATAACTGTGTGCCTCTCATAGCCACAGGGGTGTTTGGCGCACCGTGTTTACCAAATCCATGGTAGTTGTAATGCCTCAGACGGTACTCATTCCATATTGGTGCCATCTCATTGTAGAACCATTCACATTGTGCTTCGTTATATTCCCTCTCCACTTTTAGGTGCCCAGCAAGTTGATCCCTAAAATCTGTATCTAACGCATCACCACCAGCGATAAGATTATCTATCATATACTGAGGTAGACGGCAGTGCATTATGTAGGGACCCCAATTAATATCTTTCGTTTCAAATTGTACATCTGCTAAGTTCATACTTCTATGTCTCCCGCCTCTGTGTATAAGGACTTCATCAATGTTTTGAGTTTGTCTTTATCGAGGTCTGTTTCAAGTTGTTCGATATAGTTATCTAACAACGTTGGTGTGTCTTCACTCCTCTCAGCGATATCATCTGCCACTGTCGAAGCGTCTAGGTCAGAATAGTCCTCTATAACTTTTATATCGTTGATATCTACCTTATAGAAACTATCTAAAAATTTGTCGAATAAGAAGTAATCTTTCTTCTTCTCTACTATCAGTTTTATATATTTGTCCTTGTATTGTTCGAAGTCAAAATCTTTGTAATCGTTTTCTTCGTCATTATAATATATCTTCTCGTGTATCGTTGTATGATTTCGTATCTGTGTTAGTTCTCTCGTCTCTGTATCGTATATGTGAAAACCCTTGGGGCAATTATGGTCTGCCCAGTTAAACTCATATGGCGCACCAAGATAATATATCTGACTATCGTCAGATTTCTTGTGGAAGTGTCCGGAGAATACTGTCTCAAATCTTCTAAACAATCTCTTATCTAGTCCAATGTCAGATATGTGGCCATTATGCATTTCAAAGCCTTTTATCTCTAGGTGACCCATAACTATATCTGCGGTCTCCTGTTCTAACATCATCGTTGTTCGTTCAGTATTCTGTGAGTTGACCCATGGTAAGAATAACATTCTCATACCACCACGTTCGACCACTGTGGGTTCTCTATAGATGTTAAAGAAATCACCAAGTAGTTCGTCTGGTGCGTTTATATCATTCGTATTCTTATAGTATGTATCATGGTTACCCACGATGATATCTACATTGTATTTCTCTAAACGTCTCACAATCTTATTGTTGAAATCAGATAGTGTCTTAAAATTAACAAACTTACGTCTATCTAATACGTCACCAAGATGTATAACGTCTTCTATCTTATGTTCTTCTAGGTATGGGAAGAATAACTCATCGTAAAACTTATAGAAGTATTTACTGTAATGTGGGTTATCGTTTCTCGCACCTAGGTGTGTGTCCGCAATAATCGCTATCTTTGTCATGCCATAAAGTATTCTAACTTACGAGGTTCTTTCTTCTTACGTTTAACTGTTTTAGTTTCTTCTTTTGGTTTGTCTTCCTCGTATATCATGTTCTTCTTTAGAAAGTCAGCGTAGGCATTCTGGTATTCCGTGTTGTCACCTTCCTGTCTGACTATCTCATCTAGTCCACCCTTCATTATTAACTTTTGTTTTATCGTGGTCTGTTTCTTCTCTTTCTGTATTCTACGAATAAAAGCGTAATAGATTATCTGGGTGAAGTAGGCAAAAGGGTTGTTTGATTTCTCTGGGTCGAAGTTTGCTACATACTGTAGGCAATTCTCTATACCATCACTAATCATATCCTCTTTGTATGTGTAGTTGATGAAGTTTGGTCTATACGATAAGTGGTTAGCAATCTTTAGAAAACATTCACCAATATAGTCAGATATCTTTGGATCTCTGTGGTTTCGTTTTCTAGCAGATACCACCTTCTTGTGGTACTTCTTCATTTCTTCTAGGAACTTTTTATTGTCAACGTAATGTTCCGTCTTCTTCTTTTTTAATTTTACATTCATAGGCATATTATATCATATTTTAGTACGAAAGTCAACCTCTCATACTAGGTTTAGTTAATTAAATTATTTTGAAAATAATGCTTGACATTTACCCTAACTTGGTGTATAATAGGCCATGTTAGGTCCTTCAGAGTATAGTGCTTTAGTTCTTCTTTCGATTACCTTTGAGATACTCTAAAGTCTCAAAGTAGTCATCATCATTCATTCTGTCTAATATCTTATTCATACTATCTTCCCTCTTTCTCTTTTCGAGTATAGGTTCCAAGTTTTTCTTATAGTTTATCCTCACGTTATTATAGTAATCTTTTAGGTTATCATTAGGCACGGCTAACGTCATTATGTGGTTTTTATGGACACTAAAAATCTTATCTGTAGATTGGAACACCCAGGGTCTGAGTGCCATACGTTCCTCAACATAGTAAGCCTCTTCCTCTATCTCAGAATTATATAAGTCTATCTTATAAGGTTCAGAAAGTCTGATGAAATCACTACCCTCTGTAACATACATGCCAGCGATAATCTGCTCACCAGATGTAAGTTTTAAAAGTCTAGGGACTGGTACTCTAACTGTTGTTTCTTTTTTATCCATGTTCTATTTATGTCTATATTATATCTACGTTGTGGATCTCATAGTCGAACTCTTGTTCAGTATAGAATCCAACACGTTCCATAAAGTGATTGAGTGTGAAGTTTTTCTTATCATTCCAACTTAGATTATCCGCGATATCGTATAGAGTTGCTTTAACTTTATTATCACCAAGACGCAACCCACGACCAAGAGACTGTAAAACTCGTATCTTAGATTTGGTAGGGCTTGCGAATATAACATTGTGAAGATTCCTAATATTGATACCAGTACTAAAAGTTCCATAACTCGCCACAATAATCGCATTGTTCTCACTTTCTGTAATCTTTCTTATGTCTTCTCTATCTGTGGTGTCTGTACCACCATAAACGAAAAAAACTTTTCTATTTAATTCTTTTATACTATCATACAACATTCTGCCATGTTTGTCAACATATTGAAATAAAACTAAAGTATTCCCTTTTTGATCCTTGGCAAGGTTGTAGATAAACTTGTTTCTCTTTTGATGTGATACTATATAGTCCATCTCCTCCTGATAGGTTAGACCCTTGACTTGTTGACAATCTTCTTTGGGGTACTTCAATACGACACATTGTATCTTTAGGTCCGCCAGTTGTCCCTTGTCAATGAGTTCTCTTGTCGATGTTACATTGGTTACAGGTCCAAATAAACCTTCTAATACCAATTTATGAACCTTACTATCATCTAGTGTGCCAGTAGTGCCTATACGAAAGTTGGCATTGACTAGGTTACCCATAATCTTTTGTAACTCTTTTGATTTGTAGAGATGGGCCTCATCTCCTATCACACAATCAAATTTCTCAAACCACTTCTTGTCGAATGTTGATAGTGATTGCCATGTGGATACAACGACAGGTTTAGCCTCATCTATATCGTAACCATAATACTTCCTCTGTACATGTGCCTCAGCGTCCCAACTGTAATCGATGAAGTCTTTATACATCTGCTCGACCAGAGATGTTGTTGGAACCACCAATAGACTTTTCTTGCCAAGTGTTGTCATCATTCTTATTATACAATAGATGATGAGTGACTTGCCAGAAGCGGTAGGTGATAGTAGAATACATCTTCTATGGTTGATAGCGTGACTAAATGCGTCCAGTTGATAATCTCTAATTTTGAGGGTTTTCGTCAAAATCGTGTCAACAAACTTGGAAAAATCGTCTCTAGGAACGCTACCACCGCTGTTTAAGCCTTCCGGTAGTATGATTGTATGGCTGTTTTTTTCGCAAAAATGCTGTACATACGGCACTAGCCCTCTATATAACTTGCCAGTCGCCTTACTGTATAATCGTATCTTACCATCCCATCTCTTTGCCCTAACTGATGGCATGAATGAGGCTCCTGGTACTTGAAACGTAAAGAAATCTGATAGGTCTTGGAGTAACCCAAGATCCTCTGACTTACACTTGACGTATGCCTGATTAAAGATTTCTATTTGTAATTCGCTCATCTAGTTCTTCATAACTAATATTCGTCCAGTTGTCTCTTTCTTCTAAATCATCTATTGGTTGCCCAACGTGTATGAACTCGTGGTTCTCATATCTGTTCAATAATCTCTTAGTGTGATATATCCAGTTCTGAGGATCAATTGCGGCTGCCTTCTCCCCAACATAACCCTTGGTGCCTTTATACACATTATTCACAGTTGATAACTTTGAATAGTAATCATAACCTATGAGGTATATCTTCTTATCCACATCTGCGGCCATCATGGCAATCAATATGCCTGCGTTTGTCTTCTCATTCTGATACTTACCAAGACCCATCACCTTATCTTTCTTCTTCAACCATGTTATGAGATATCCCTCTTGGTCTTCACTCAGATATAACTTGAAGTCATCTTCTTTCCAATCTTTTCTTTCTTCTCTCATCTTCTTCATTAGGTCTTTATTGTTCGCCCAACAAACAAAGTATTTTTTCTTCTCACCCTTCCATGCCCACTCGTCTGTGTATTCAGATATATCTTCTATATCCTGTCCTATGAACTTGGCGATAGTCTCTGGTTCGAATAGTTTGGGGTGTAGGGTATGTGGGTTCTTATCCCATGATTTCAGATATACTGGATTCTCAAAAGCATATCCACTCCTGTAAATCTCGTGGCATATGTTGTAATCCATCGCCAACAATACATCAGGTGTAAAGTCCCTGTATAGACCATTACAACCATATATCTTACCAAAGTCTCTCAACCTATGTAGGTCAAAGTCTTTTCTACTCTCACCATTACCTATACAAAATAACATTATCTTTCTCCTTCAATACGTCAGTCATAGTCCCGTGTTGGACATATGTCATCTCTGGGAACATCTCAAAAGTGTCCAAGAAACTGTGTGTGATACCCCAACGACCACCTTCGTGGTAACATGATGTATTAGAGTATATATTAGTTTGGTCAAAATCAAATCCAACCATGTGTATCTCAACACCACCATGTTTCTTATCACCTAGGTATTTCATAGCGTTATGACTTGCCTGTCTTATCGCCATCGTACCCGTGTCTGTGAAGTCCTCATTCTTAAACCATCTCTGATGTGACCATAGAGAGATGTGGTTCTGTATTGGTCTGAACTCACTATCGTTTCTCCAATACGTCTGAACACTTACCCGTCTGTCTTTCCACGCACCACTTCGATAAATCTCAAAGGTGATTGGTTTATCTTTTGAGAACAGGTAGTCTGTCCAGTAATCTCTGTATATCGCATTACAACCATACTTGACACCTTTCAGTTTATCTACATCAACATCTTTCCTACTAACACCATTACCAATGACCCAATGTATCAACACTAGAAATCACCACCTGTAAATTTCTTCCACTCTATGGCGTTCTTAATCTGGAATGTGCGATTGTTAATCTGTTTGAGTGTGTCCTCACAGAATTTACATATCTGTTTTAGATACTCTATCTTTTGTCTCTGTTTGATGATGAGGTCGTCAGCGTCAATAAACTTATCCACATCTTGTCGTAACACTTTCAGTTGAAAGTCTTGGTCTTTGTATTCTTCTGGGTCTGCCTTACCAGTGAAGAATAACCACTTCTTAACATGTAGTTTAGAGTAGTCACCTTCCTCTTTCTTCAACATAAGGGCATATGTCGAATATATCTTTAGGTATTTACTGTGTAGTGTTGGTGTAGACAAGGACTCAATGTCTAGTTGGGTCTCATCTATCGCCAGGTCTTTAGACGCCTGGTCTTGTAGTTCTTCTAAGGTCATAGTATCTCATAATTATAATGTGGTGTAAGTATGGATTTTATATCCAAATACCACTGTTGCTGTTAAATATTCAACGTCAGTTAAAAGTTGGTTGTAATCCAGAGCACTCAGGCTCTTAGGATATATATCTTGGTAGTTTATCTCCATTATTGGGATATTCCTACTCGACATGACAAGCAATTTACCATCAGCGAATATCGCACCGTCTGGTGTCGCATTTGTAGGTCTACCTGCGTCAGTAGATGTTGATTGTTGAGATAGTGGCATCCTGTCATTACCTGATGATATCAATGCCCTATACTTCTCGTCACTATCTACCTGTGCCAGACCTGCCATCCAATCGTGTATCTGTTTGTATGTCTCTAGGTTCTCATCGACCGTGAATACTATCGTTAGGTCTTCGAACGTCAAATCATTACCTGGTATCTTCAATTGTTGTAACCTAGTTGGTTGTGTTAACTCTGTGAGAGATACACCTGGTATATTCGCCTGTACAGTATTGAACTCCACCTTTGGAATCTTCGCACATTGGAACCTAAACTTGGTAGGGTCAGCGAAGTCCAGATTGACTGGTTGTTTCGATGTTATGGTTGTCTCTGTCATACTATTATTTATGCAATAAAAAAGGGGACTCTAAGAGTCCCCCTTTGATCCAGTGATGGAATGTAACTTACATTAAGTTAGTTACTTTTACCATTCTGTAATAGATGTTTGCTTGGTCTGTACCAACGTCACTTGCCTGAGCAGAACTTTCCGCAAATGGGTTTCTAATTAGACCATATCTAGTTTTGAAACCAATTTTTGGTTGGAAAGTAGATTCACCAACCGCACGTACCATTTGTAGTGGAACGTATGGGCAGTAGAACATACCAGCATCGTAAGGTGAAGTTCCTTTGTAACCTACTACAAAGTATTGAGCCGCTGTGTTGTTAGACGCATATGGATCAATGTACACTTTGTATCTACCGTTTAATGTACCAGCAAAAGTGTTACCAGTATCATCAACGTTAAGTGAGTTGTTAAGAGCAGGAGCGTAATCTAATACACCAGCCATCTGTAAAGCAGAAGCAACGTCAGAAGAACAGATAATGATATTACCTTTTCCACGTCTTGTTTCTTGTGCGATTACGTTAGCGTCTCTCTCAACTTGGAACATTAAGCCTTTGAACTTCTCTACTGACCATCTTCCGTTGGAATCAGTATCTAAGTCAAAAGTACCTGATGTAGTTGTGTTTGTGTTAGCACCTTTTTTAGCCTTTTCGTAAATTGTTCTTACAACTTCTCTGTTGATTTCCGCAAGGATCTCAGCAGATAGGATGTTAGCCAATTCAGTCTCAGCATCTAAACCGTGGATCGCTTTAAGGTCTTGAGCAAGTTCCATTGTGTATTCTGCTTTTAACTGTCTAGTTTTAGCAGTAACAGTAGATTTCTCAATACTGAAAGCCATCTCTGCGAAAGATGAAGACGCTTCTGCCGTAGCAGTAGCAATACCAGTACCAGCAGTTACTGAGGTAGTAGTGTCGTTCATCAATCCTGGATTTAGGGAAGAACTATGAGTACCAGTTCCAGAAAAGTCTGAATCTGCTTCATTGAATAGCGCTTCTGTGCCAGAGTTACTTGTAAATCTGCTCTTCATAGCGAAGATTAGACCAGTTGGACCAGTCATTGGTTGTACACCACAGATGTCGTATGCGATTAAGTTAGGCATTGCTCTTCTAACTAATGAGATTAGGATTGGATCCCAGTTTGCTACAGCACTGTCACCAGTTACGTTCGCAATCTCACCTAGAAATGCTTTGTCTTCTTTAGCCGCTTTTTCTTGGTTTTCCAAGATAACAGCAGTTACAGCCTTTTTGTAGGGATTGTCAATCTTTGGCAAATCACCATGTTCTAAGACTGGAGACCACTTTTCTTGTAAGTTTTGTGAATTAAACATTTTGTTTATCTCTCCTTATTTCTTATTGTTTGTTGTAGATATCTCTACTTTTTCCCCTACTGATAGCAGCCGTATAGCGAGACATTGAATCACTCAAGTCCACTACTGTGTTACCGTCATTAGAATCTTCGTTGATAGCGTCAACATTAGTTGCCGGTGCTTCTTTCTTAGTACCAAAGTAACTCTCTTTAATAGTATCAAGTTTCTTCTTGTAAGCGTCAGCGCCTTCAAAACTAATATCTTCAACTAATGATTTCATCTTCTCTTTCTCAGTATCAGCCATTCCGTCAACTGTGCTCTCAAAGATTTCGTCTTTAGTGAAACTATCGATAATTGTTTTATCTTCCACAGATTTTTCTACCATCTCATTAACTTTAGATTTCAAGTCTTCCAACTCTTTCTCTTTCGCTTCTAAGATGTCGTATTTTTCATCTGGGACATCAATGTAATGATCCTCAAATAATTGTTTTAGACCACCAATAAAGTCCTCAGCGATTTCTCCCTTGATTCCTTTTTCGATTGCTAATTCATTATCTGCCATCCATTGTTCAACAACATAGTTTAAGTAGTTGTCAACCTTAGTAGTTAACTCTTCCTTAACACTTTCTTTCGCTTCTGTTAGTTCGCTTGAGTATTCACCCTCTAATCTTTCGATTTCAGATTTTACTTTTGATTTAACAGCCGCTTCAAAGATTGTTGCCGCTTTAGTTTTAAACTCCTCTGATAAAGAATCATCTCCAGAAGTAAGTGCCGCAACATCAGCAGAAACGTCAATAGATTTTACTCTCTGATCCACTGCTTCTTTGTTTACAGTTTTACTTTCTTCTTTTTCTTCTTCGTCTTCTTCATCATCATCGCCGCCGTGCATAGCAGCCATCATTTTGCCGTAAGAAGCAGCGATTTCAGATTTCTTCATTTTAGACATGTTATCATACATAGCCTGGATCATACCTGATTTAGTCTTAGGCATTTCCATGATTTCATCTTCATCTTCTTTTTCTTTATCGTCTTCCTTGTCGTTTTCTTTCTCGTCTTCGTCAGCGTCCTCTTTTACTTTTTGAGGTTTTTCTGCCGGAGCCGCACCTTTAGTAGGAGCACCAGAGTCTTTTTTCATTTTGTCGTCTGCTTTAGTCTGACCAGGTTTATCGTCTGGTTTTACTAATGCTGGACCAAGATCCTCATAGTCGCCGCCCTTTTGCATTGGGTCCGCTTTACCAGCGGATGCTTTTGGAGCGTCTGCGCCCTTAGGAGCCTCAGAAACGATTTCTTGTTCGTTTTTGTATTCTTCAGCCATTTTGTATATTCTCTCCTTATTTCGAAATAAAAATTTTGCGTATAACTATTTATCTTTTTGTTAATTTGTTCATAAAACTCTCAAAGGCATTTGCCTCTGCCGCAGCCTTACGTTGTCTAGTTTCACGCTCAATTTGTTCTTGTATTTCAGAAACATCTTGCTCTTTGATGATTCCGTTGTCCCAGATCCATTCTTTACCTTCCATTACGCCATTGACGAATGCTTGTGGTGCGGATGGATCCGCTACGATATCTGCGGCAGTTGCCAGGTAAAAATCACTTTTTACATAGTTCGTACCACCTTTATTCTCCAAAGAGCCCATGCCTCTGGAAGAAACTCCTAATTGTGCGCCTTCGTCTATCAAAGACTTCACAATCTTACCATATGGTGTGTCTGTAATCTTCGCTTCGCCTATATAATTACCCTTGTTATCACCCTCTAACTTAGTTATCAAGTGTGATACTCTCTCCAGATTTACAGTTGGACCGTCAGGATGCCCTAGTTCTCCAAATGCTCTCTTTCTCTGGACAAATTCTTTATTATATCTGCTTACTTCCTTCTCTAATACTTCTTGTGGGTATACACGGCCATTTCTATTCTTAATGTTGGCTTGCATGAAGATACCCTTTATCTTATGAGACTTCTTACCATTATCTTCTTCAACAATGTATTCTGCCTCGTTGATTTCTTCTCTAATTAGTTTCATGGTGCGTATTTTCCCCTTTTGTTCTATTTATATTATCTGACCTCTAAAACGACGGAATAACTATCACCGTTCACAAAATTGTGAGTGGAGAACAAAATATCTCCTGTTGGTGTTGTCGCATTATTGGCTATCTGTATCGCTGGTGTTTGTAAGTCTATCGTGCCAGAACCACCTAGGAAGAGTGCCGTTGCGTTGGTATCACCTTCAAACAGTATTTCCACCGCCCCTTTGGGGTCAGTAGTGTTGATTGAATAGATTACCCTCGCAATCTTGGTAGAGGTTGACAAGTGGTTCAAAGACGCACTTGTCATTTTCTCTACTAAACTCTCACCAGTACCATCTGACTTGTTGGTGAACTTCATCACCGTCTTACTACCAGCAACGTCTGCTATAGTCTGTGATGTTACTGTGTCAGCCATTATCTTGTCTGTCCTGAAGCGGTATAACCTCTAGTCTTCTTAACTTCTAAGATGAACGTACCAGTCACCGCACTTGCGTTGGTAATCTTTATATCACCAGTTACGCCTGAACTCTCTGGGTTAGTTATCATTGGTTGTTTACCATGATACCCATACTCGCCACTACCATGTACTGATATTGCGTGGTCATCTGAACTTGCGTCAAACAAGAATGTCACATCACTTGTCGCTGCCGTTGTGTTCCACTTGATACTCTTAATATCTAACGTTGGGTTAGATGAGTGTCCTCTTAATGCGGATGCGTCCACAACTGATACAGCACTATTCGTATCGTTATTGATTTCGAACATTACCACGTGTCTAGTTTCACTATCCACTAATGTTCTTTTATTGACAACTGCCATTTTTACTCTCCTTTATATGGTTAGACCTGTTTCCTTTTCGAAATAGGTTTCTATGTCTTTTTGTTGTACCCTGTATTTCTTTGCCACGTCTCGTACAACCCTTGGAAACGTAGTCAAAACTTTTTGCGGTGTCTTCGCCATCATGCCAAATAAGTCATCGACCGCCTTCTTTACTTTAGGCGATAACTTACGATAGGCAGGTGAACGTTTATGTTCGTCCTTTTCCTTAATCGTCAATTTCAGTTGGCTCAACGTCAACATTACTTTCCTTATCCGCTTCTAATTCTTTGTTGAGTAAAGTACCTGCGAGGTCTTTTCTCTTTGTGTCTAACTCGACACCCACTTTATCTGATAGTGCCGCCTTGAAAGCCTTCTCTGCCTCAACGTTGTCACCTGTATCTAAAGCGTTAATCATGTTCTTTGTATCTTCAATACTCATTTAAAAGTCTCCATCTTGTTGCTGTGCGTTTGGATCTGCCAATACGCCCTGTTTAATTTCAGTCGCTATGTTTTCTCTCTCTTTTTCAATATCAGCGTCATTCATCTTTAATATATGTTTGTTAACATAGTCCATAGAATATACTGTGCCTATCATACCTGCGTCCTTCATAGTACGGAATATTTCCATCCTATCTTTGAACATCTCACTTTCTTTAATCTCAGCGAAATATCCATCCTGAACATAATCGTATTTGATAGTTTGTGATAGAGAGTTTTCCCAATCTTCGATAGTGACAACACCTGTGAGGATCAGTTGAGTTTTCAGTAGGTCGTGGAACAGACCGTTAAATCTATTTCTTAATCTACTGATAAACTTCGTAAATTTAATCTCGTCTCTATTTACCTCAGTTGATTTACCAAGTTGTAAACCACCCGCAGCCTCACTATCTAGTCTGCTGTATGGTACGTTTAGAGATTGATATAGTTTCTTCTGGAAGTATTTAATATCATCTATCTCACCAAGGTTTGATCCACCTGGTAAAGTTGTAATCTCTGTCCCTCTACCACCTTCTCGTCTTGGTAACCAGAAGTCTTCCAACATACTCATATATTGTCTATCGTCTCTAATCTCTCCTGTAGAGGCGTCATATACCAGTTTGTTTCTATATCTGTTCATCACATCTTTGAGGTATTGTTCTGCCTTTACTTTTGGTAGGTTACCTACATCGATGTAAAAAATTCTTCTTTCTGGTGCCCTTGATATTCTGTATATGACAACAGAATCCTCAATCATTCTTAACTGATTGACTGGTTTGATTGCCTTATGTAGATATGATAGGACCATGTTTCTCTGTTGGTCCACTAATCCACTCACACAATGGGCGATTGCGTCTTTAGAAATCTTCAATCCAGTTGTCGCACTCGCACCTGGTTGTACACCCTTCTCGTTGTAGATGAAAAATTCTTCGAACTCTACCACGCCAGGTTTGTTTGGATCTTTTGGTGCGAAACTCTCAGTACCTGGTTTCTGTTTTGGTGCCCTTACCTTCTTAATCTTTCTTGGGTCGATATATCGTAACTCTGTGAGACCCGCCTTAGTGTTCTTTGGATCTATTATCTTGTGGTATACGATACGACCATCGACATACCATCGTCTGAATATATCGTGTCCCTTCTGTTCAAATTCCAATAATCTAATGACGTTCTTAAATTCTTCGTCAATTCTTTTCTTTACCTGAGATGAGAATGGTATGTTGTTTAGGTTTAATCTCACCACCTCTTGTTTATCATCGACAACAACTGCCTCATTGATGATATCCTCAATAGCCATATCACACTCTGGGTGTATGGAAACTTCTCTATATCTTCTTATTAAATCTGCTTCGTTATTTACTTTTCCTTCTTGGTCGAGGTACGTGCCAAAGTGGCCACCACCCATAATCGTCTGGACGCCATCGTCTGCCGTTGGTGCCGTGAACGATTGTGAAGTCGCCTTCTTGTCCGCTCGTTTAATGCTAAATCCAAATATCTCTGCCACTACATTTCTCCTTTTCAATATTTAGTGGGGCACTAAGGCCCCACTTTTCATTACAACTTATGTTGTAGTATTAGATTCCCAGTATTGGTATCTCCAAGTACATTCAAAAGTTTCTAAAGTCGTTACCTGATCCATGTTTAAGTCAACCTGACCTATGATAGTTGGGAATAACCCTCTAAAAGTATAACTCTTAATAGTGTTACCGTTTCTATCTAGGTGGTCAACGAAAGCGTCAACTTGATAGTCGACAGGATTCGCAAGTCCTTCGTTATCTGAATGGTTGTTAATACCATTTGACCATCTCTCTATAGCATTTTTGATTGCGAAATCAGTATCGTTGATGATAGTAGTTGTCCAAGTTTGGAACGTTCTATCACCTGCCATATAAATTGGTCTACCACGGAAGTTTACAGTTAATTCCCCAATCTCACTTGACGGTAGGTTTGTTGCCGTACATAAGAAAGCCATGCTCTCTGTCTCGCCACCTACTGCCGCGTAACCTGGGAAAGGCATTGTTACTTTAAACTGGTTTTGTCTTGCTCCACCACCTTTAAGTTTAGAAATAAAGTCTGATACGTTTGCCATTGTCTACTCCTATGCCCCTGCCACTTCACTAAACGCAACGCCAGTTCTTGTAGCGATGAAGTTTAGTTTGATGAAGTTGATTGAACGATTTGGTTTGACAAAAATGTCAGCCACAAATTCGTTTCTATCAATGATTTCACCCGTGTTGTTTGTTTCATCACACACTACTGAAAAGTCTGTGATACCTCTTCTACCTTGGATGTCCCTTAGGAAAGGTTCTACTAGGTTTCTAAATTGTGCTCTTGTGAACTCATCATTGAACTCAAAGAGTTGGAATTTAGCAGCCGTAGATACTGCTTTCTCTAGGACCAAGAATAAACGTCTTACGTTAATTCTATCGAAAGCACTAGGTTTTGCCTGAGCAGTCTTATCACCAAACAAGACGGTGCCTTGTCCAGGGAATGTAACTACTGGGTTTACTCTTGCTTTATATAGTTCGTCACGCTGAGTTTGGTTAGGGTCGAATGCCAACTTAACCGCACCTCTAATCTGCCCTCTACTGAAACCAGCAGGTGAGAAGAATGGGTCCGCTACGTTGTCTGTTCTCGCACATAATCCAGCGATATCACCACATAGTGGCACAAATCTATATACGTCATTGTATTTGTCGTACATGTACTTATAACCACTGTCGATGACAGCGTATGATGAACTTGCTAGACCATCAGCAAAAGCCTTGACATTAGAAGTCGCAACGATTTCATTTGCCACATTTACAACGTCTGCTCTCGCAGGTGAAATAAATGCCACACAATCTTTACGTCCTTCAGCGATATCAATTACCTTTGTTGCGTGTGTGTCTCCTGTAGCATCAGCCGCAGTAGCACCACCACCTTGAGATGGTCCGCCTATAAGTAAGTTTACCTCTTCCGTTTCAGCATCGCTAAATTTATCATATGCCAATGCCATCTCGCCAAGAGTTGGTTCGTTATCAGTTGTTCCACCAGATAGACTAGAATTAAAGATAGTCTGGTCTGCCGTACCCTGTTGGTCAAAAGTTTGTCCAAGTTTTGCTGAACCCGCATTTGCCAGTGTACTCTCATGGTCTAACCAATAGATGTATTTACTATTCTCATATAGGTAATCAACATAGTATATTGATCCACCCTGCGCTGACTTAGCGTCAGAAGCCTGAGATAGTCCTTCATGTGTTTCTAATATTGTACCAGCAGTACCTGTAATACCACCATCTTCGTCAACAACCGCGATGTGTAATTCATCTAATGAACCACCTGCGTTTGAAACGTCATCAGTAGTTGAAGGCGCTTGAGAGAAGTTGAAATAATATTCCCAATATCTTCTCACTTTTGCGTCATCAACTAATGCGTGTCTCAGACCACCATCAGATGTGACACCCGTTGAGGAATCAAATCTTTTGATTGTTAAAACATTTGTTGATATTCCAGTTATCTTATAATAGAATCCAGAAGGTGCGCCCGCTGTAGCAGGTATAGCACTTGCGTCTCCAAATTCAATTATATCTCCTACTTGGAACTGTGTACCGTCATCAACTGTAACAGTTGTTGATCCTACTGCCTTACCAGAACTTTCGTCAACGAGTATACCGCCACCTAAGTCCGGGCCAAATGCCGTAGAGTTTGTACACATAGATACTTTTAGATTGTTGCCTAGAGTCCCTGCTTCCCTTGCTCCCCAAGAGCCGTTAGAAGCCGCACCGCCGGCATAGTTATTTAAGTAATGAGTTGTATTCTTAATCTGTAACCCGGTGCCACTTGAAGTCGCATTTAGGTTGCCAGTTGTTGCTCTCACTACCTTTAAGGCATTACCGTATTGTAAAAAGTTGGTCGCACTAAAAAAATATTCGAAATTCGCGGCAGTTGGTTTCCCAAAAATTTCCACGTATTCGTCTTCACTAGAGATAAGAACTACCTCGTCCATTGGCCCTTTCTCAGCAATAACACCAATAGCACCAATCGAAGTTGATACTGCCGGGATTACATTTGTGAGATCCTTTTCAGTTACGTTCACACCTGGTGATACTAAAAAAGCCATCTTGTTTTCTCCTAATTTTAAAATTAAAATGTTTCTTACTACTATTTAGTAAATCGTTATTTTCCGTCTCTGACTACTGGGTTCCACACTTGACCGTATGGATCTGTATAACTCTCTGTCTCTGGACCATCTATACCATTATCCACGAACCCAAATGGCGCCATGTCCTGTTCCATGAGGTGTGATTGTTCATCTACCAATCGTGCCCGTATATCTTGGTCAGTTAATTCTTTGAAGTATGTCTGGTTAGATAACCATGCGAACATCACCAGACAGGTGACTAAATCGTCAGTAGAACCCTCCTCAGCCTCGAACTTCTCCTTGCCCTTCGCCACATATGTCGATAACTCAGCGATGATATCAAAGTCATGGATCAGGTACTTGTCTGTCTCTATCATCGTCTTTAAGTTAGAACACCCAATCTTCTTTGTCGCTTTCGTGGTTCTCAACCCTAGTTGAGATTGTTTGCCACTGAAACCTGTTCCCGCAATCTGACCACTACGACCTCGTTGATTGACCATGATGAGGTTATCGTATTCTAAATCGAACTGTAACGTATCTGCCACCTGACCACCAATATCGTTGACCTCCACCAATATCTCTGCCGTGTTGTAACTCATCGCAACCTTGTGGATAATCTGTGGGAATAACATTGGTCGTATCTCATTATCTCTGAACTTGCCTATCACCTTGTATGGTATCTGTGTTGCGTCTGTGATGACGAAGGCACTATAATCGTTGACCGTACCACGTGCCACATCGACGGTAATCACGTACCTGTGACCTTTTATGGGCATTTCGTATATATCCAGCCCAGCATTACTTTGTATCGCTTGGTTGTGCGTTAATACTCTTAATTTCGATGAATTTATGAGGGTATCTACACTACCTAGGAACTCACAATCAAACTCCGTTCGAAACTGTTGTTCACTCGTGTTTCGTATCGTCTCCGCCTTCCACTTCTCATCTCTGCCTGGCACCTCTGACCAGTGAACCTCGATTGGCACATAACTGTTACGTTTATTCTGTGCGTCATTCCATAACTTGTAGAACATGTTCATACCATGTGGCGTTGATACTATCATCACCTTCGATGATTTACCAGAAGATATCGTAGGATAAACTGAACTGAAAAACTGTTCAGCGATATTATTAGGGACATAGGCAAACTCGTCCAAGAATATGACGTTGTAAGAACCACCACGCACAGCACTCGATGATGTTGCCGCGGCAAGTATTCTACTACCATTCTCCAACTCTAAACTACCCTTGTTCCAGTTAATGACACCCTGTTGTAACCACTTTGGTAAATTCTCATATGCCAATTGTAATCGACCTAGTAGATCCCTGGCGATAGCAGCCTTGTTCGCAAGTATGGCGATATTCACATTCGCATTGAATATGGCGTAGTGTAATAGGTAAGATATTATCGTTGTAGATTTACCAGTCTGTCTTGGTAACTTACAGATAGAGAAACGATTATCGTGGAATGTATCAACCATCTCTTTCTGGAAGTTATACATCTTAAATTTCTGTAGACCATGGTCTAGCGTGACTATCTGAATATAGTTAGTAATAAAGTAAACAGGATTCTCTTGGCACTTTATAAATTCTTCGACCTGTTTCTTTGTGAACTTAACCTTCTGGTTTGCGGCCTTCAGGTTAGGGTTACCCAAATAAGTTTTATTTTCCATTTTTCTTTATCAGTTTTTGTAACTCAGCGGTAGAACCAACGAATAGGTTGTTCTCTACTTTACTAGGTCCTTTCTGTGTCTCCTCACCCAACTTCTTCATCTTCTCTTGTTGTTGTAATAATTTTTCTGATACCTCACTCACCGTCTTTATAAGTTGTCCTGCGACCTCATATGTTCGTGGGTGTTCAGTCTCTTTCGCAAGTTGTAAAATACCATCTAGGGCATCCTGCCCTCGCTCTACTAGATTATATAAATTCTCCCGACTATACTTGTAGTCGTTCATTATATCCTCTTGTTCTTTAGGGCGAGGTATCGCTGGTGTTTTCTCCTCAACTTCAACTTTAGGTGTTATGTCTAAAATCTCGTTGAGTTTATCCTCAACTTTTTTCATTAGGAATCTTTATCTGTGCCAGAAACTGGATCGTATTCGTCAGCGTCCTGGAAGAAAGAGTGTTCTTCATTGAAACCAAAGTTATCGTCAGCGTCTGCCGTCGTAGGATTTGGTGTAACCACAAGTCTCTGTTCTCTCTTAGGTGAGTTAACAGGTGTATCTGTGTATTGATCCACTTGAACTCTCTTAATGATTTTCTGAGAAGTCACAGGTCCATATAGATACATCTTCGCTGTGAAATTCATCGTGTACATGATAACTCGTCTCTCTGTGAAGTTACCATCATAGGTATCTTCATATGATACATCATTCAATACGATTGGTACATCTCTCACAATCTCCATTGTTGGTAGTACGTTTAGACTAATCGTATAGTCTGGTTGAAACATTGGTAGTATCTGTTCGACAATCTGTAAGGCATCCTCACTATTCTTCGCCATAGCGAATAGACTGAAACCTACATTGTATGGTACAGGCATGTAACTATGTTGTAGTGACTTAGCGTCTGCCCCTTTCACCTTCTTAAACTTTTGTATCCTGTTTAACTTTCTTGGTGCGTCATATGTGAGTGTGGTCATCTCAAAACCAACACGTGGTAAAGTCAATGCGGTCGTCTTTACGTTATCCGCACCCCTCGTACTATCTTGGTCTAGTCTAACTAAAAATTTTTGTTTTGGTCCGTACGCTAGTGGTACTTTCATCTTTTGTATCGTCTTACCAGTTGAGTTCTTACGATAGACGTACATATCGTTAAATAGTGTGCCAAAGGCAACGACCGTCTTTCTTATCAACTCATGGTATTGTGCATCTTTAAACATTATTTACTCCTTGGGTCTCCAAATGGGTTGTTTTCTGTGAAATCAAATATATCGTTCTCAGTATCAAAGTCATCTAACCCTGCCGCCGTGTCAAATGCCAAGTTATCACTATCGACACTATCTGAAGCCAAGTTACTTGTTAGATTATCCTCAAGTATTATATATTCAACGAAATTAGGGTCATCTTCCAAGATGATATTATCAGCGTCCGTCTCATCAACGATTGTATCACCTGCCTCTGATAGGAGAGCAGATACATCGCCAGCGATATTTTCTGATAATAGGGAACCAGAACTTGTCGTGCCAGATTCCAGAGTGATTTGATTTTCTAATAAGTCTAATGTGACGTTATCAAGTTTCTCATCTATCTCTGTTAATCCAGTCTCAACACTCTCTGAACTGTAATCCCATGTAGAACATTTTAGTTTGAAGATAGGCAAGTCAGAAATCTGATACATTGGATCCTCGTCTTCAACGAAGTCAACTTGCCAAAACTTTTTAAAGAGAGGCATGTATATAACATCACCCTCTTTTGGTCTATTAAATGTAAGTGTGTTTGATGGTTGGTCAACCAGTAATTCAAAAGTACGTCTCGCAACAACGAAGGTTAGTTCGTCTCGCATATCTAAACCAAACTTACCAATCAGGTCTCCCTGACCAGCAAAACCATTTACTTCTTCAACGTACATCTCAATCATGTACTCGTCAGTAAACTTATCAGTTGTATTACCTAGGACACCGTCAGTATATAGATTTTCTCTTGGCATATAATGAACATCATGTCCATATATTTTGAGTTGTTCTATAATTAAATCTTCGTAAAGATTTTTCTCTGCCCTGGTCCCATGTGCGAAGTATGTACTTCTCATATTAACCTATCATGTATTGCGGTGGTAACTCGTAAGATAATTGTATCTGTTCTTCTAACTTCGTTATTTCTTCCTGTGCCTGTGTGTATAGTTGTTCGCCATTAAGTTGAACACCACCCAACATCGCAACACCTTGAAACTTGATTAAGTTAGCACCCCATTGTCTCTTAATTAATTGTATGAGGTATTTCTTTAAAAAGATATCGTCAAATACGTCCGTGAAAGTTGAACCATCTAGTTTTCTATAACACTCTATGATTAAGAAATCACCTGCGTCAACATCATTATCCCAATCCATGTCGATGTATAATCTGTTCTTGTGCATGTTGTATCTGACAGGTTTCTCACCAACCAATATGTGGTCTAACATATCTAAATGTCTCAACGTCATATCGTAGTGTATTATAGATGTAGATGAGAAGTCGTATAGGTCATTCAATCTCAGTTGATATCTCACATCAAATAAATTCAATGCGGCTCTGTCTGAGAATGGGTATACTTGGATAACGGACATTACGTTTGAGGGCATAGGAATATAATTCTTACCTTCTTTAAATGAAGCCGTAACCGTGCTGTCTGCTGTGTCTGTTACAGTTGAGAGGGTCTCGTTCGTCCTCGCTCTAGTCTTATCGTCCGCTGAGACTTGATACTTGAGGTACATTCTCTCTGTACCATCATAGTGATACTGTGCGAAATATTGTAACGCCTCGTCAATACGGTCCTCTACCTGGTCATCTTCAACGTTAATCTCAATGACTGGTTTGCCTAATGCTCTGAGGCAATATTGTTTAAGGGTCTCTCTTGTAGTAATCGGGTTATTCTGTGCCATGTTATAGTCCTTATGAGACTATTTATAATGGTTTTAATATCTAACTACTACCCTATCGCCAGAAGCAGGTGCCGCGTCTAGTGTGATGGTCGAACCAGAGTATGTGAAATCCTCTGTTGGTTCTTGCATTACACCGTTAATCGTCACAAAGAACTGGTCAACATCATATCCTGCCGCAACTGAAACCGTAGTCGCACTACCATTTCCATCTAATGTTGCCTTATTCGCATAAGAAGCCACTTTAAATGTCTCGTTAGGGAATGTTATCGTTCTATCTGCCGTTGGATCTGTTACTGTTAGAGTTGTTTCAAAAGAGTTATTTGAAGCACCCTCGAATACGATTGTACCATCTTCCGTGATATTGACACCGTCAAATGTCGAAGCACCTGTAGATGTGAATGAAGTTGCCGTTACAGCGTCATTGAATGTCGCAGCCCCAGCCGCACTACCATCTATCGTTAAGAAGGTCGTATCTACCCCACCATCTGTTCCTTTGAATATGATATCTGTATCATCACCCTGTGCGTCTATTGTGATATCACCAGCACTTGTAGTTACATTTACTGCCGCGTCACCAACTGTGAAGTCATCATATGCCAGAGATATACCACCTTGCATATAAGTCTTAACTGTCTCTACAGTTGTCATCTTCATCGTGCCAGCATCGTTGATTAAGATACCATCACCATCTGCCAGAGCGTCAGTACCTCTAGCGGTATCACCATCAATTAAGTTAATCTCTGCTGGTGTAGCCGTAATTTGGTCTGTCGAAGCAACCGCGAATGGTTGTAATGTACCTGCCACGTTTGCGATGTTAACTGTTCTATCTGCTGTTGGATCAATAACACCTAATGTTGTCTCAAATGAATCCGCAGTAGAACCTTCGAATACGATTGAACCACTGTTGATTAATCCTGTTGCCGTTACTGTAGATGATGAAGTTATCGCACCAGAACCAATAGTTCCTGCGAAAGTTACGTTGGCACCATCAAATGTTGCCGCCGTAGTCGTGCCAGATTTTACAATCAGGTTATTTGAATTGTTTGTTAATGAAGCGAATTGTGAACCACCATCTTGTAATAGTATGTCACCACCGTCAGCGTCAATCTTAATATCTCCTGGTGCGTCTAACGTTACGTCAGTTGCCCCATTTAAAACAAAGTCTAAGACGGTTGTACCACCCGCCTTCATAGTGATATTATCACCGTCAGCGTCTAGTATAATGTCTGTTGTTGCGTCTAATGTTATATCCGCTCCTGAATCAATCTCCGCAATTACTGGAGTTGTCAATGTTTTATTTGTTAGAGTATCAGTTGTATCTCTACCAACTAACTGTGTAGTTGCGTTTGGTATAGTTACCGTTCTGTCTGCTGTTGGATCTTCTACCGCAAGAGTTGTCTCAAATGAGTCCGCAGTAGCACCCTCAAAAGTGAAAGAGTTAGTTACTGAGACAGTTGAGGAATCAATTGTTGTAGTTGAACCAGAAACTGTTAAGTTACCTGCGATGGTAACATTCGCACCTGACATTGTGATAGCAGTAGTTGGTGAAGAACCTGATTGGATTCTTAATTCACCACCATTGTTATTCAACGCACCGTATGTGGTGCCGCCATCTTTTAATACAACGTCCGCACCGTCAGCGTCTAATACGATATCTGCCCCAGCGTCTAATGTTATAGAGCCAGCGTTGTCGATTTCAGCGATAATTGGTGTCGTTAGTGTCTTGTTTGTTAATGTGTCTGTTGTTGCTCTACCTACTAATGTGTCAGTAGCATTTGGTAGAGTGAGTGTTCTATCTGCCGTTGGGTCAGTTACAGCGATAGTTGTTTCGAAACTGTCTGCTGTGTTACCCTCGAATATCAACGGACTTGCGTTAGAGAATATACCTTGAGTTGCCGTTACTGTTGATGAAGATGTAATCGCACCAGAACCTACAGTCCCTGCGAAAGTTACATTGGCACCTGAGAAGGTTGCGGCAGTAGTTGTGCCTGACTTGATAATTAAGTTACCAGAACTATTTGTGGCACTACCAAAAGTTGTACCGCCATCTTTGAAGAATATATCTCCACCGTCAGCGTCTAAAACGATATCCGTAGTTGCGTCAAGTGTGATAGTAGATCCACTATCAATCTCAGCAATAACTGGTGTCGTTAAAGTCTTGTTTGTTAAAGTCTGTGCGGCAGCATTGGAAGTAATTTCAAAACCACCAGCAGCGGATCCGTCATGGATTCGCAACGTATCTAGTGTGGTATCTACACTAATTTCCCCTACAGCACCCGTAAATGAGTTGTTTTGAGAGGTAGTACCCCTTCTAAATTGTAACGCTGTTGGCATTGTAATATTCTCCTATTGTTCTTCTTCTATTTATAATGTTTTGTTATGCGACACTACCTAAATCTACGGACACACTTGAACCTCGTGGATCCATCTGGTCATATACTGTACCACTTGCCACGGCAAATGCGTCTGTGACACTTTCAAATGGTGTCTCACTCTGTGCCATATCGAAGTTACCACCTGCGGCAGGGTGTGTTGTGGTTGTTGAGTTACCAAAAAATACATCAGTTGTTGTCGCAAGTGTACCAGTTGAGTTTGGTAATGTTATCGTTCTATCAGCAGTTGGATCTTCTACCGTTAAGGTTGTCTCAAAACTGTCTGCCGTACTACCCTCAAAGATGATATTACCAGTCGTGGTAGCATTACCTGTTATCGATGGTGTCGCAAGTGTTCCACTGTTTATCGTTGGACTCGTTAGTGTTTTGTTCGTTAATGTCTCTGAACCAGTTAATGAAACAAAACTTTCAGATTGTAACGCACTATTAAATTCTGCCAGAGAACCTGTTATTGTGTTGTTTGCCAAGTCTATTGATTTATTCGTTAGTGTGTCTGTTGTTGCCTTACCAACTAATGTATCACTACCAGAACTTGGTAGCGTCAATGTGATATCAGCACTTGGATTACCTGGCGCTAGAGTTGTCTCAAAACTATCTCCAGTTGATCCCTCAAATATTAAGTTTGTTGATATAGTACCATTGAAGGCTACAGTATCAGTTGCCGCGTCACCTATTGTGATTGTGCCACCGTTAAATGTAGTCGTACCAGTTACTGTTAGGTTACCATCTACACCAACATTACCTGCGGCAGTTATGTTTGCCCCACTAAATGTTAATGCCGTTGTCGTGCCTGATTTGATTATTAGATTACCAGATGTATTTGTTAATGACCCGTAAGTTGTACCTGCGTCTTTTAAGAATACATCGCCACCATCAGCGTCTAAAACGATGTCCGTAGTTGCGTCAAGTGTAATCGTAGAACCACTATCTATCTCTGCTATGATAGGTGTTGTTAAAGTCTTGTTCGTTAATGTGTCTGTTGTCGCTTTACCTACTAGAGTGTCTGACGCACTACTTGGTAAAGTTAGAGTTATGTCTGAACTAGGGTTACCTGGTGCCAGAGTTGTCTCAAAACTATCACCAGTCGAACCTTCAAATACTAAGTTACCTGAAATCGTACCATTGAAAGTAACAGTATCAGTATTGGCGTCACCAATTATGATATTACCATCACCCTCAGTTGTGCCAGTTACTGTTAAGTTACCTGCGATTGTCGTATTCGCACCAGACATGGTTATGTTCGTTGTCGTTGAACTACCACTTGAAATTCTTAACTCGCCAGAGTTATTGACAAATCTACCAAATTCTGTGCCACCATCTTTTAAGATGATGTCTGCCCCATCAGCGTCCAGTATGATGTCTGCCGCACTATCTAATGTAATGTCACCAGATGATGTTGAAAATCCATCACCAAATTCTATGGCATTACCTGCCCCATTTACTCTTAATACTTGACCCGCATTACCTAATGATGATAACCCTGTACCACCATGGATATGACCTACCGTCTCACCTGATTGAAACTCTGCTAACCCAGTAGCGTTACCACTACTGTCGAAGACCGTACGAATTGGAACTTTATCTGTCATACTACTATTTATATCCTTTTAGTTTAAAACAAGAAGATTGTTTCTTCCTGTGTCGTTAATGCCGTGCCGTTTGCTTTTGTGAAATTTCTAAACGTATAGTTGTTATTTCCAGATGCCGCAAAGGTAAATGTTGCGTTTGCCGTACTAAGATTGCCCTTCTTAAAGAAATCAACCTCACGTATCGCCTTACCTGTAGCCTCGTCTGCCTTCGCAATTGCCTGGGTTCCAACCTTAGATCCAACAGGTAATGTCGCACCAGAGGCAGATATGGAAATACTACCAGAGGCGTCTGAACTGATTGTCGCACCACCTAGGTCAATCGTACTCGCACTTACGAATAATGTCCTCCATCTGAGAGCATCAGAACCAAGGTCGTATGTATCGTTTGCCGCAGGTAGTATGTGACTATTGACCCTTGCGTTGAATACAACGTTGTCTGAACTTGCGTCACCTAGTGTTACGTTACCCGTAGTCGCAAGTGTCGTAAATGAACCTGCCGCACCACCACCTGTAACGTCTGTTAAGAATGCCAATGTGCCACTACCATCTTGTAGTGTGATTGTCCTATCTGCTGTAGGGTTCGTAACTGTTAAAGTCGTTTCAAAACTGTTCGATGAACTACCCTCGAATACGATACTACTATCTGTGAGTGATAGACCAGAGACAAGAGGACTCGTCAATGTCTTGTTCGTCAATGTGTCTGTCGTTGCCTTACCAACTAATGTATCTGTGGCATTTGGTAGAGTAATAGTTCTATCTGCTGTTGGGTCTGTTACCGCTAAAGTTGTTTCAAAACTATCTGATGTACTTCCCTCAAAGATAATTGTTGGGCTATTGATAGTTGGACTATTGATAGTTGGACTGGTTAAAACTTTATTGGTTAAAGTTTCTGAACCAGTTAATGAAACGAAACTATCACCTTGTAGTGCCGTGTTAAATTCAGATAGACTACCAGAAATGGTGTTACTATCTAAATCAATTGACTTATTCGTTAGTGTGTCTGTTGTCGCCTTACCAACTAATGTATCAGAAGCATTTGGTAACGTGATTGTCCTATCTGCTGTTGGATCTGTTACCGTCAATGTGGTCTCAAAAGAATCCGCAGTAGAACCCTCAAAGATAATATTACCAGTGGTTGATGTGTTGCCTGTTATAGTAGGTGTGGCAAGTGTTCCACTATTGATTGTAGGACTTGTTAAAACTTTGTTCGTTAGTGTTTCACTACCAGTCAATGAGACAAAACTATCGTCCTGTAATGCTGTGTTAAATTCTGCTAGTGTACCAGAGATAGTATTACCATCTAAATCAATTGACTTATTCGTTAGTGTGTCAGTAGTGGCTTTACCTACAAGTGTGTCCGTTGCCGTAGGCATTGTGAGTGTCGTAGAACCATTTGGTTTTAATGAAGCGATAACTGGTGTCGTTAATGTCTTATTCGTTAGTGTGTCAGTTGTTGCTTTGCCAACAAGAGTATCACTTCCACTCGACGGTAATGAAAGCGTAATATCACTTGATGGATTACCTGGTGAAAGCGTTGTTTCAAAACTGTCGTCAGTAGAGCCTTCGAATACAAGATTACCTGTAATCGTACCAGTCAATGCGATAGTGTCAGTTGCCGCGTTACCAAGTGTTATCGTTGAACCTGTCGTTGATGATGTACCAACTACTGTTAGGTTACCTTCTACTTGTACGTTCGCTCCTGACATTGTAAGAGCGGCAGTAGAACTTGAACTTGATTTGATTACAAGTTGTCCACTTGAATTACTAAATCGTCCAAACTCCGTGCCATCGTCTTTTAAAATAATGTCCTGTTCACCTGCGTCTAAGATAATATCTGTTGCCGCGTCTAGTGTGATAGAACTATTACTATCAATCTCAGCAATTACAGGTGTCGTTAAAGTCTTGTTTGTTAATGTATCAGTGGTCGCTTTACCCACTAATGTGTCCGTAGCATTTGGTAATGATAATGTTCTATCTGCTGTTGGATCTACCGTTGTTAATGTTGTCTCAAAACTATCTGCTGTCGCCCCTTCGAATACAAAGGCATTCTGAATATTGATTGTCGTACTATCTACTGTGGTTGTGGAACCTTGAACTGTGAGAGTACCCGCAACTGTTAAATCACCTGCGGCAGTTAAATTCGCACCACTAAATGTTAATGCGGTTGTCGTGCCTGATTTAACAATTAAATTACCAGATGTATTTGTTAGACTACCAAAAGTTGTACCGTCATCTTTTAAGAAAACGTCACCACCGCCTGCGTCTAATGTGATATCTTGTACAGCGTCTAACTCTATGCCACCAGTACCGTCTATGTGTGCGATGACTGGAGTTGTAAGTTGTTTGTTCGTTAGTGTCTCACTACCAGTCAATGAGGCAAAACTCTCTGATTGTAAGGCACTATTAAATTCTGCTAGAGAACCAGTGAGTGTGTTGTTGCCTAAATCTATACTCTTATTTGTGAGTGTATCAGTTGTTGCTTTACCAACTAATGTGTCTGTCGCATTTGGTAATGTAATAGTACGGTCAGCGTCTGGGTCTGATACTGTTAGAGTTGTTTCAAAACTATCTGCGGTACTGCCCTCGAAAGTTATCGTGCCACCTAGTGTTAAGTTTGTGATACTTGGACTTGCGTCTAGGTTAACTGTGATAGCATTGTCTGATACTGCCGTGTTGATGTTCGTGCCACCAGTGAATGTGAGTGTATCATTCGCCAATGCGACACTATCGTTCGAACCACTATCCGCGGCAACTGTTAATGCCGTTGTGATAGAAGCCGTACTCGCAGCCGTGACTAAACCTTTAGCGTTTACTGTTACAACTGGTATCGTTGTCGTAGAACCAAATGACCCTACGTTACTATTTACTGTTGCGAAAGTTAACACACCACCTGTTGACATTGTAGCGTCACCAGATACCATCGCTGTTACTGGTAATGTACCACCAGTCGTTGGTAATGATACTGTGATATCACTTGATGGGTTACCTGGTGTTAGTGTCGTTTCAAAACTGTCTGCTGTGCCACCCTCGAATACTAAACTACCTGTTATCGTACCTGTGAAAGCGACCGTGTCTGTTGCGGCGTCACCTAGTGATATGGAACCACCAGTGAATGTCGTTGTACCTGCCACGGTAAGATTACCAGCGATTGTGGTATTCGCACCTGACATGGTGATATTTGTTGTCGATGAACTACCTGAGGCAATTCGTAATTCGCCAGAGTTGTTCGTTAATCTACCAAACTCCGTGCCACCATCTTTGAGTATGATGTCCGCACCATCAGCGTCAAGTATGATATCACCACCTGTGTCGAGTGTGAAGTCACCCGCAGCCTGATTTATCTGTGCGATGGTAGGCGTGTTTAGTGTCTTGTTTGATAATGCCTCTGTGCCAGTCAATGAGACAAAACTATCGTCCTGTAATGCTGTGTTAAATTCTGCTAATGTACCTGTTATGGTATTGGCGTCTAGGTCTATGGTCTTGTTTGTGAGTGTGAGTGTCTCTGTTCTTCTACTATCAATATATGCTTTGATACTCTCACCAGAGTTTATCGAGGTGTCACTTGTCTCACCCGTCATCGTATCACTATCAACAATCGCTGTCGATATGAAGTTACCTCCATCTGACTGTATCTGTAAGAATGAACCTCTCGTTGTCTGGTTAATCGTTACGTCCGTTAATGAGGCTATGTTTGAAACTGAGGTTACTGTGCCAGATTCCGCAGGAACTGAAACTGAAACCTGATTAGGACCAGACGAATTGGTCGATGTAATCTTCGCCTTCTTGGCGTTTGTGCTTGAAACTCTACCCTTTAATGCCATGATACCCCTAGTATCAACTATTTATAAGGATTATCTTGTGGCGTTGGGTGAAACTGTGACTATGCCTTGGATAACACGGGTTACTGAACTGTCTGCCGTTTTGGTCAGTTCCACATCATACACATAACGACCTTCATCTAATGTGGCCGTCTGTGTTGGTGTTAGTGATATCGTAATCTCACCAGTAGCCCTATCAGTGGCGAATCCCACAGTAAAGGTGGCACTCGCACTTGATGAACTGTAAGATTTTCTTATCTGTGACGCACCAGTATAACCTGTCGTATCAAATAGGGAATCATCATCATTGAATACCGTGATGGTACTACTGAATGAAGCCCCTTGGTCTATCAGTAAATTTGCGATTGCTGCCATAAAGACTATTTATCGTCTTTTGGTGCTTCTTCTGGTGTTGTTTCTAAAATTTCTTTTGGTATCGTGGTCTCGTAATATTTCAACAGTACATCTATCTTCTCAATCTCTAATTGATGTTTGATTTTCTGTACTTGCATCTGTTGATATTGTTCCGCATGTAACTTACCCTTAGGTGTTAATGCGTCCATGTTTATATCTTGTGGTTGTTTTGCTTCGTCAGCCATAACTATCTCCATTCTTTCATCGTGTTTCTGTTGAATGGATAACTTTTTAGTTTCCATTTCATCGTAATCAACTTGACGTTTGATCCGTTTAAGTATTTATATACCGTCTTACCAGTCATTATGTACATGTGGTTAAATTTAACTCGTAAATCCACACCCTGTATGTTGATGTATGTATTATCGTCAGCCTCTATCACATAGAACCCATGTAGTTGCCACTCATCTTCATTACCCCACTCCGTCTCATGTTCATTATTGTGGACAAAAGTGTTGAATATAAAGTTAGGTCGTTCAGCGGGTACGAATTGTGCCAGGTTCTGGTTTATACATTTACCCGCAGCCATAATTACCTGCCCATGAAACCCCGCATAGTCATCACCCATGTTCGTGTTTGACCTAGTTGTCACACTGGCAAATTCTCTTACGAGAGATTGTTTCATAACGGCACTCAGGTCCGTCTCAAAAACGTTATCAGTTATTATTTGTAATTTTTCTTCGTCCATATCTTATTCCTATATATGTCAATATAATTAGAGAAGTAATCCCAACCCCACTTGTTCATATGTTTCTCGTATAATTTTGGTTCGTGTTTTACCTCCATCTTCCAATCGTCCCTCTTAAATGGAAATACCAGAGCGATGGGTGTGCCCTTCTTCACTATCTTAATAGGATTCTTGGTCTCGTCCCAATCTCGTAGGGCAAATGGAAAGTTGACATGATTTAAAAATTTATCAGTATCAACGATACCTGTGATTATCCTTATGTCTCGTCTCTCCGTGTTGAATGGTGGTGTGAATATACAACTATAACCTGGTGGTGTTTTAATTATCCATGGATTCAATAATTTCAATGCCATGGGCATCTCATCAGGATAGAAAGTATCTTCAGCAACCTGTGCTTGTGCGTGACCCTCTATCTTATAATTCAAATCAGGTGGATTAGGTTTTTGAATGAGGTCCTCTCTACCAGTAGTTCCAGTAATCTTATAGTTACAACTACCATCTTCAAAAGTTTCGTGTGCTTCTTTAGTGAACGCTAGGTCAGATGGAGCCAGTATGGCATAACCCATTGATACAGCGTCTAATACTGGGACACATTTCCTGATTGTTGGCATGTTCTGATCCTTATTGATGAGGACATCCAACTTCTTATACCAATCTGGCATGACCTTCTTAACAGGCACTGGGTGTAGAAACCAGTCAGCGTATTTACTTATAAATTCTATCTTCATTGTTTTTTGAATGCTGGTGGTAGACCAAGTAGTGGTCTGTTGTCAGCCTTTGTTTCAGAGTTCTCTATTGGATTGTAGTGATAGAATACCTGTGTACATACCTCACCTTCAAACTTTTCTCTCCAGTGTTCTACCTCACAACCTTTGTATACCAGACAATCACCTGGGTTCAAATCGACCTGTTCGCCATCAGCGAATATTGGCCATGGGTCACCACCTAAATTCATCGTCAGGGAAATCTCACATGATTTCCTATCTGTGTGTCTATCTAACGTGGCACCATTCGTGTATACCCTACCAAAAGTGTACATCTCAACTAATTTTTTACCAATCACCTGTTCTACCTTAGGTTGTACCATCAACATGTGGCTATCAAACAACGGGTCACCATATAGAGAATACATGCCAGGGCATTGTGGGTCATTGAATGTTCCGTGTATCATCTCCTCAGGTGGTATATATTGAGCGTCAAATAATTTTGCCGCAACATTTCTCTTTAGTATGAAATAATTACTGAATACCTTTGCCATATCTCCAGTGATTAACTCATCGATAACCATATACTTCTCTCTATCAAAATCTATCATCGCCATTCTGGTCCTCTCAGCCAACACACTACAGAATATCTAGTGCCTCTTGTTATGGGTTTAACTCTATGCCAAAAGAAACTAGGGAAGACTACCAACTGCCCTCTCTCTTTTGAAATCTTTATAATTCGTCTATCTTCTGGTTCATCTGGAGCAATCATTGGATCAATAATCTCTAAATCACCACCATCATATTCTGATGGGTCAGTTATATTACACACTATCGACACCTTACGTTGTCTCCCTTGAATATCATCGCTCTTCATATCTTCGTGGTCAGGATCAAATTGATCCGTGTGCCACCCATAATGTCCATCTGGAGCATTGTATATTGTGAACTGTATGGGTTCTGGTCGAACGGTCTCCCATCCAACATGTTGACATATACCCATCGCACCCTCACATACCCACTTTGCTATCCATGCCTCACTACGAAACCATGATACGTTTGATTTTCTTCTCTTATGTAGATCCTCTAGGTATTCCTTATCGTCTGATAGTTTATCATCACCAGTCGTGCCTAATGTATTTTGTTTCGTCTTACCATATTCTATAATCTGGTCACATATGTGGTCTGGTATCCTCTTTGGTAGTAGATACACTGGTGGATTAAAACTCATTTCTCAATACCCATCGACATAATTATCCTTGGTTCCATCGCTATCGCTTTGTGGCACTTCTTAGGTGGTATGTAGATGAAATCACCCTTACGAATGCTATAATCTTTATCACCAAACACCCTATATATAGTGTGACCGTATAACCCTATTATATACACATGTTCCCAGTCTTGGTGTGAGGCACCAGATAGTGCCATGAATGTTAGATGTAAGTGTATATCACTATACTTGTTATCTGGGTTGAAAATTTTATTGAAGACTTTTAGATATGTTTCGAAGAAAAGATCCTTCTCCACATTCCTTACTTGTAACTGTGTCGATAATATGCCACCAGCGCCATGTGGTCTAAATGCTGGACTCTTAAACTCAGAACCTAGTTCATGTCGTTCCAGTATTTCCGCTAGAAAATTAAAATCTGTCTCTTGTTTGATTTCTGTAAAGTTTGGTATATATACTACTTCTTTTCCGGCATTGATTTTCACAATCAAATCCTCCGTTAGAGCCAACTCACTTGTCCATCCCATATCATCACCTTTTTAATTATATAGTTAGAAAAAAAACTAACAGAAATTGGTATCAGTCATATGACCGTGAATATCACAACCTTTGTATTCACCACCTGGTAGTAAAAAACCACTCTCATCAGTATTAGGTATCCATGTCGTACAGTCACCTTGTGTACCATCTATATTACCAGTACCTAACGCAACTGTTGGCCACTGTATGCCTGAGTGAAATACATCACCAGAAACATAACCAGCCCATGATTTCCAATTCTTACTTGCGTCAGCGTCAAACATATCTCTTAATTTCTGTCTGTATGCTTTGATACGATCCTGAACCGTGCTGTTATCGATGTATGGACTATCTGTTCCAACTAAGAAATCAGATTGCATTAATAATCTGTTTCTCACATCTTTAATCATATCCGTAGGATAAAGTCTCCTATCGTGTATAGTGTTAACACCTGTGCCTGAAAGATTATGTTTGTCTATCCATTTATCCACTGCTGCTGTATCACCTACCTCATAATCACAATTGAATACACTGGTATTGGAAATCTCTACAACATATCCCACACTATCCGTTCTTACAAATTTTGCCATCTCTATATCTCCTAAGCGTGCATGTCAACAAGAAGAACTTGACCAGCCCCTCCAGATCCACCTGTTCCGTTTCCTGATCCACCAGTTCCTCCACCACCTACTGTGACAGATTGTGTTGATCCGTATTCACCAGATCCTAGGAAAGCAAATGCGTTTCCGCCAGCCCCTCCAGCACCACCTGGTGCGTTATTAGTTGGGTGTCCAGCACCTGGACTTCCTCCGCCGCCTTTACCAGCCGCTGTGAATGCTGAGTTAACAACTGTGCTACCTCTACCCGCTCCGTAGATACCTACGAAAGATCCAGTTTGTGTTCCAGCACTACCGGAACTGCCTGGTTGATTTGAACCCGCATTTTGTCCACCTTGTCCTCCGTTACCACCATTAGCAGCCACTAGAGTTCCAAAGGTAGTATTTCCTCCAGCATTTCCACTTGGACGTCTGTTAATATCACCAGCGGGAGTTCCACCCCCACCGCCTCCACCAGCACCTGTTGACATGACCACAACGAATTGTGAAGCCGTGCCTGCCGTGAATGTTCCTGGATTATTGAATGTCGCACCCGTATCGTCTGTGATACCTCCTGCCGCACCAAATTCTAAAGCAGAACCTGGAGAAGCAACTTTTAAAACTTGTCCTGCGGTACCTGATCCAAGACGTGCCAATGGTAATATTCCAGAACCAATGTTGGCTGCGTCAGTGGTATCCGTAGTCGCACTTGCAGCCAAACCACTTACTTTAGTAGCCGCAACTGCCGCAGAAGCGTTAACATCAGCGTCGAGTATTGTACCGTCAGTAATCTGACTTGATTTGATTCTAGTTACCATTGTTTTTCTCCTATAATAGTATTTATAATAGATTTACTCTATATATAAAATTTAATAAGTCACCACAACTCTATCACCTGAACCTGGTGCCGTGTCTAACGTGAGTGTAGTGCCTGAATATGTAAAGTCTTCCGTAGGTTCCTGTCTCACACCGTTTATTGATACGATGAATTGGTTTACATTGTATCCTGAACCTACTGTGAGTGCCACTGTTGAACCATCTCCGTCTAATGTCGCTTTGTTGGCATAACTTGCCACTTTGAATGTCTCGTTTGGTAATGTTATAGTCCTATCTGCTGTAGGGTCTGTGACGGATAACGTTGTCTCAAAACTGTCCGCGGTACCACCCTCAAATACAATTGAACCAGATGATACGACAAAACCCGTACCAGTGACGGTACTCGTTGAAGTAATCGCACCAGAACCTACTGTGCCTGCCAACGTCACATTGGCGCCACTAAATGTTGCCGCTGTTGTCGTGCCTGATTTAACTATTAAATTACCAGATGTGTTTGTTAAACTACCATAAGTAGTCCCATCATCTTTTAAGAATACGTCTCCCCCACCTGCGTCTAATACGATATCAGTTGTTGCGTCTAGCGTAATCGTTGAACCACTATCTATCTCAGCGATAACTGGTGTCGTTAGTGTCTTGTTCGTTAGTGTGTCCGTTGTCGCTTTACCTACGAGTGTGTCTGTCGCATTTGGTAAAGTTATAGTCCTATCCGCTGTAGGGTCTGTTACTGTTATTGTTGTCTCAAAACTATCTGCTGTTGAACCTTCAAATACGATACTATTACTACCCATCGTTAAATTAGCACCTAGTGTAATTGTTGCTGTATTAATAGTAGGACTCGTTAGTGTCTTGTTCGTCAATGTCTCAGCAGCAGTTATCAATGATACTGTGCCAGTTAGATTTGGAAAAGTAATCGTCCTATCTGCCGTAGGGTCTGTGATAGCGAAAGTTGTTTCGAAACTATCTGCCGTACTACCTTCAAATACAAGGGTACCAGTTACTGAGGCAGTTCCTGTTATCGTTGGACTTGTTAATGATGGTGTGTTGAATAAATTCGCAACCGTCATCTCCCTCAATGCGTTGGCACTTGCGTCTCTTATGATGAAACTATCACCAGTCGCTGGTGCCGCACCTAGGTCACTTGCGTTCGATATCGTGTTTACACTAAATGCTGATACCTCACTCTCAATCTCGTTAATCGCACCTACAAGTGACGTTGCGTCTATCGTTGCACTTAAGGTTGCCAAGTCACCAATGTCTGTCGCTGATAAACTGTTAAAGGTCGTTCTAAACGTCTCTAACGTATCCGTTGATGCTACACTTCTCGCTGCCATATTATTTCTCTACTATCTGTTTCAACAAAGATTTTATCTCAAACATCTCTGCCTTTAAATTATTTATATCTCTCACAGCATTTCTCAAATCGTTACTCGATTGTCTCGCCTCTCTGATACGTTGTACATGTATCTGATATGCTGACTTGTCTGTGTTGATGATGGCATTAGATGAACTGTCTCTCACCATCGTTCTATGTCCTTGTACCTGTATTCTACTCATTATACTGCCAATGCGATCCCTCTCATATCCGTTATACGTGGTGGATATGCTGGGTTCGTACCTTTCATAACTATCTTAATTTTGAAAGATGTAAACTCGTTGATATCGCTGTCACTAAACTCATAATCAAAGAAGTCTGTCTTAAAACTATCAGCGTATGGTGATTGACTACGACCCTCAGCACTTATAGCCGCGTTGGCTTGTGTCATCTGGACGTAAGGTATATCTTTCATCTCCCTATCGTCATCGATACCTTTTACTTTTCTGAATACTTCTATCGAAGATGTTGGGAATACACTCGCCGCAATTCTTAAATCTAATGCGGTTGATGGATTCTCTAAACTAATCTCTCTTGTTATATACTTCGCACCCGCACTACCTCCAGTTGGATCTGTCTCTGCCACAAATCCAGTTGTGTTGCCTGATGTAGGACTATCTAGTCTGTTATGTATCGCATATAGACTTGTTCTGGATAGGTCGATAACTGGACTTACGTTTGCGTTCGTAGTGTTCAATGTGATATTATAGAATAATGATTTTGTGCTTGACAAGTGGGTAGTCTCGTTTATAGTCGATAATACTGCTTTCGCACTCGTAAAGTAGAAGTTATCATTAGGCACAATACTTGTAAATGAACTGTCCGTCACGTATGGTGTCTCACTACCGTGTACAGATTGTGTACTTGTAGTTTTGATACTGTGTGTCGATGTTGTATCTGGGAAGTTTAACATACCAATCTTAGGCATGACACTCTCAAAGGCACGGTCTTGCGTTGCCACAACGTCTGTGCTTCCAACTGAACCAGTTGAAGTTGCCGGGTCACCACTTAGTGTGATTGTGTATGAATCCTCAGTTACGTTACCAACATCATGTGTTCCGTTTATAACACTACCTTGAATACCATTGTAATCAGTTGTACCACCAAGACCAGATATCGTCACCTTACTTGGTTTGTTATCCGTCATGCCATGATGTTTATGATTAATCTTAATAATGTTAGGGTTACCACCAAATGCCGTACCACTACCTGCGGTAGCGTTCGTCTCAATTGGATTGTTATCTAATGTCTTAGTCGCCAGGGCGTCATTCGTCATACTGAAAGTACCCTCAGTATTCGCGGTGAATGCTGCCTTGTATAGAGTAAATTTTAAATCTTCCATCTGGTCATCTGTCCATAGTGTCGCATTTTGCGAACGGAATAGAGTACCTAATAATGGTTGAACTGTAACTCGTCTCGTGCCACCAACATCAATATCACCCAATCTACTTACATATGCCTTATAACTCTGACTATCTGGTTTTAAGATAATCGCATATTCTTTATTACCTTGTAGGTATACAGGACTTGGGAAAGTTACCGTGGTCGCTGTTGAAGCGTCCGTAGATGTATTAACACTCGCCGCAGGTACAGTAACCTCAGAGAATGGTATAATTCTTCTACCAGGTCTGCTCTCAATAGTCTCAACCAGATATACTTTGATTGGTATATTATCATCTTTCTCACTAAAGAATAAATCAACCTTAGTTAAGAAGACACCACCAACATCATCAATAGTAAATGTTTGTGCTAATGGATCGCCTCTTGGTTGTTCGATACTGATACCAGCAGTAATATTATCTACCGTTCTTCTCTCATCTGTTTCAGTAACAGTATTTGAACGTATGATTGGAACCCTTGTGGATTCAATCGTCTCTTGTTTAGTAGTTTGTAATCCACGTGCCGTGAATGTACTATCAGCGAAAGTATCAACATCATCATCAATCTTTCTATTCGTTGATGAACTTGTTAATCTGAATACCCTATCACCAGTTCTAAATCTTGTAGCGTCTGTATTTGGTAATGCGAAAGTACCTGATACTGAACCAGTTGAGTCCGTTACTAAGTTACCTCCTATTACACCTGATGTAGGTGTGACGAATGAAGTTATATTCACATTATCAAAGAATGGGAATACCTTAGTGTTAGGTTTTAATCTTGTCGCACTAAATGAAATAGTCTGACTACGAATGAAAGGTATGAATGCCACATCAACAACTCTATCACCAAATGATTGACGTTGTATGTTTGATCCAGAAATCTCTCTGGTAATACCTGTTCTGGTTCTACTTGTAACCGTACCAGATACTGTCGCACCAGCACTTATGTTACCCTGTGAGGCACTCGCTGATTGTGACCACTGACCTGACCAGTTAGTCTGCCAGTTATTCCAAACCGTACCTAGACTATTACCACCACCCGCAAGTGCGGACATGGTGTCAAATAAATTATTATCGTTGATGATTAAGTCTGGTCTTCTCTCTGTCTCGTACCATTCATCTAAACTTGGTGTTAATGCGATATCACCCTGGTATTGGAATACCAAGAATGGGTTACAGTTAACTGATTTAGTAGCGTATGGATTTTTGATGAACTCACTTGATGTATATGGTAGAGTAATCAAGTCACCAGTTTTCTGATAACCTGCTGTTGTTCTCTCAGCGTCCGTGTCATTACTCGCCAACTCAATGAGTTTAACTTGGTCAGTATGGTGTTCTGGTCTCAACTCACCCTCACTCATATCAACTGAACATCTATATTCACCTGATAATACATCACCAACATTGTGACCCTTGAAACTATCTACTATGATACCATTCTTAAATCTATCAAGTCCAGTAGCACTATCTTGTATCTGTGTGTTGACCGCCTGTTGTTCTAATAGACTTAACTGTGTGTAGTATTCTATGTTCTTAATTCTCTGTTCTAACTTACCAATGTCTCTCATCGTGTAACGTCTGTTATCTACCGTTGTAATCTTAACGTCACTCGTATTGAAAGTATATGGTGGTAAGTTTAAGTAGTATAATGCCATAGCGTCATTGAACGGTTCTGGTCTCTGTGGGTCAATCGCAGGCGTTCCTTTTGCCTGTTTGAATAGACCCTCTTGCGTTAGGAATATCCCATCTATTCTACTTAAATAAAATTCGAAGTCTAGTGTTGCGTCACTACCTGGTTTAGGCATATCAACTGCTGATGAACCACCACCTGTGTAGTTCTTCGCACCAATACTATCTACCGCACCAAATCCTACAACGCCACTATCGTTCGCAACCATTGGTCTAAAGTCTAATGCGTCTCTTAATTCTATCTTACCTTTTGTTGGACTGTCGAAAGATGGTATAGCGTCATAATCTACAACACCTGAATAACTATCTACTGAGAAGTAATCTCCACTACCATGTGTGAAGTGTGAGAAAGTGATTAACAATCTACCAGTTGGAGTTTGTGCTCCATCTTTTCTTACGATACGACCAATGTCGTAATAACTATCTCTTTGTCCATTATCTAATGTAAATCTGTCTGTGATATCAGTATGACTTGTTGTCGCTGCCGTACTAAAGTCTGGCGCCATGAATACACTCGTCAATGCGAAGATATCACCCTTACCCATACCAATTGTTTTTTCTTCACAATCAGCCTGAGTTGATATCGCTGTTGTCGCACCTGTTACTAATGCTTTCGTTTTCTCGTTGGCGATACTTCTTGTTATCGTTGCCACGAGTTTAACTTTTGCCGTAGCGAAGTTTGCCCCTAAGTCAATCTGAACTTGTCTACCAGATGGACTACCAGTCAATGTGAACTTACTGTCGCCCTCGTGGTTGTTACCTGATAATGATATGACATCACCAACAGCACCGTCACTCGCACCTGCCGTCATTATCGATAACGTATAGTCTGCCTCAGCGTGAGCGTTGAAAGTCTCATTCGCACCCGCACTAAATGTTGCCTGACCAGATGATGATAAAGTCTCAACGAATTGTCTTCTTACCTTGTGTGACGTATCTGTGATACCTGCGTTAGTGTCTGTCTTCAATGTCTTAATGACATTCTCTGGCAACTTATAAACAAGTGCCGTAGTATCGATATTATTTAATCTCGTTCTTCTTCTCTGTGTGGACGCGGACGTAACTACCGTCTGTTGTGTCTCTGTGATTGACGCCCTGGTATTATTTGTGATACCAGAAATAAATCTACTGTGTTGTGCCCCATTATCATCTTCAAAGACGATGTTATCACCAATCTTTAATTCTGTGTTGAACTTAGTATTCTTACCAAATACAACTGTTGTGCCTGCCGCGATATCAATTGATCCCGCAAGTGTGATATTTGATTTGTCTTTCTCGTTTGCCGCACTCGAACTTAGTACCGTGTCTGCCGTGAAGTTTGGTGACCCTGCCATACCTACAGATTTAACCTCAGCAAACTCGAAACTGTTGACCGCTTTCTGTGTAGAGATATCACCAATTACTGTGCCACTATTCGTTGATGTGCCACCTGTGACCGTCTCTGCTGCCGCGAAGGTACCAGATACGTTACTCAATACGATAGTTGTAAATATAGTTTGTTCAGCGATAAGTTGGTCACCCTCATCTGTCTTGGAAGCGTCCGTGCCATCTAATACTAATGGGTCACCCTCTTCCGTGATAAATGCGTCTGGGTCAGTTGATGAACTGGCAGATATTGCCTCAACAACACCTGTAGCCCCACTCGTTCCGCCTGATACTGTCTCACCAGTTGTGAAAGATACCGCAGTGGTTATACCAACATGTGTGAACATGTCGATATTGAAAAGACCTAATTTATAGATTGAGGTTGTATTTGTTGATAGTGAACCTGCCGTACCAGAAACATATTCGAAGTATCTAGGTTTTGCCCTACCAATCTGTTGAACATCAACGTTAGTCGTTGCGTTGTTCGTGCCTCTAATCTTATTCTTATCTTTGAATAGTGATAACTCTTTGAATGCCTCTGTCTCACCTGATACTGTGCCAATGTCTGGCGAACCATGTATGTTTGTGACATCAACGAAGTTACCAATATCTAATCTCGTTGTACTATTCTGTATCGTATCGAAGTCTCTCGCCTTCTCTATGGTTACAAATTTTTGAGATGTAGTATCTAACTCGTAACCTTTGACATATGCTTTACCTGGAGATAGACCAACAGCCAATCTCGCCTCTGAGTTAGTCGCACTCAACCCATCATGTAAACCGTCACTATCTGCCGCGAAGATACCACGATTTGATCCAGTGTCTTGGTGTTCTCTGACATCTATATCGAAAGGCTGAATTACATAATCACCACTCTCCTCTGCTGTTCTTCTTGCCAGAGTTTCTTCTAAGATATTATAGTCCGCTCTCTTTACAATTCTCTCTGTGTTACCAGTATTCGTTCTCACCAACTCTACGAAGTTTGTATCGTCTGTATCAGTTGTAAGTTTCTTCGCAAGTGTTAATGCGATTTTAAATCTATGTGCCCCTGGAGCGTTGATGTTTGATGAACCAGTTGCGTTATCGTTCAACGATGTATCATCTTCTGGTGTTATGAAACTCTCTGTTACTGTGAATCCAACCCTGTAAGATGGTGTGTTAGTGTATGGGTCTAGTATTAATGTTTCTTCACTATTCTTAACGAAGAACCCATTGACGAAATAGACACCTGCCTGTACGTTGACTGAACTACCTTGACCCAGAGCATTTGAACTCGTAGGTAATGATGTGCCAGATGTACCAACGACAGCACTTGATGATGTGCTGTTATATGTGAAGGTTAAAGTCTCACCCTCTGTAAATCTCTTTGTCGTATTGTCTGTGCCCGACTTCTTGTATATAACATAGATAGTCGCCGCAGCCGTAGAACTCGCCTCACTCGTATTGACAACCTCTGCCTCGATACCTGATGTGGAACCTGTTACGGTTAGACCCACCATGTTTGAAGCGGTCGTTGTAGAGTGACTTGCCAGTTTTACATATTCGTATTTCGTGTTGAGTGTGACCTCACCAGGTATGACCATGCTACCTTCTTTGAATACATGTTCACCAAATCGTTGAACCTGATTTTGAAGTATGGTCTGTAACTGTGTTAGTTCTCTCGCCTGTACAGCGAAAGCAGGTCTGAATAAAAGTCTGTGAAAATTCTTACTGTCTGAAAAGTCATCATAGTAAGGTGAGACGTTAAAGTTTGTTGCCATCTATCTCTCCTAAAACTCTACGATTAACTTTACATTCTCCGTTTGGTCTGACGCCCTAGTGATAGGTTTTCTGTTTTCTACATACAGTATCTCACCACTATCTGCCGTCAACTCTGGAGTAGTATCATGTGAACTTGGTGTGCCTGTCGCACCTGAAGTACCACCAGTAACCGTTGCCGTGCCAGTAAAGGCAGTTAGATTTTGGTTAGCATCGATACCCTGGTTTGCGAATTGTGGTTGTATGTATCTCAATACCTTAGTTGTCGCATTGAAATCAACAACGAACCCTACCGCACCAGAAGTAGCCTGTGTAATCTTCTCGTCTGCCTGGAATGTCCCTGGTGAACCACTGAATGTGATTGACTTTGTTGCGTCTAGTGTCGAAGCACTTGCCGTTGAACCTGTTGTACTGTCTGTTGGATTTCTCAGTAGAGCGATCCTTCTAAAGTCGTTAGTGACGTTGAAGTCACCACTACCATCACCCTGTGTTAAATCTAAATTCATCATTACGAAGAATCCACCTAACTCTGTGATAACGTCTGACGCATGACCACCTGGTGGTGATATGATGAAGTCTATATCAGAACCTGATACGTTTCCAAAATCACTTGCCTTGATACTTGCGAAAGTGTAACCAGTACCTGCGGTCGTTATCGTTACTGCCGTTACAGCATTACCAGATACGACTACCGTACATTCACCACTTGATCCGTCACCTCTTATTGCGACACCCGTATATGTTCCGTTAGAACCACCACTACCCCCAGCGGTTATCTTAACATTTTCTATCGCACCTGCCGTAGTTGAATAGTCTGTACTCTCTGTTGAGAGGTGCATGAAATCTGTCGAAAGGAAGTTTGCCTGTTCAGAGGCAGATAGTGAATACATGTATTTCCACGTGTATCCATCTGCCGTACTGAATACTGACGTTGATTTATTACCCGTAGGTTCAGTAGTTGAGGCTGTATCGCCGTTGTTATCAATACATTTATAAACATCGAAGGTACTATTCATTACATAGAATGTACTATCTAATAAAGTCGTAGCCCCAGAGTTTGCCGCAATTACTGTACCCGCACTATTAATCTCTCCGTAATCGTGCCTGTAATAATCGTATGTTGTGCCAGTCGTCCAGTTTCTTCTTGGAATACATAGAGATATGTCTGAACTTGTTATCTTTTTTGCGGATAATAAGTCATCATAGACATAATGTTCGATAGATCCAACACTATCCACTGGTGTAGGTGGTGCCGTATCTGTCCCATCGTTAAATGCTTGGTTGTCAGCGAACGCCTGTGGTCTGCCTATCGCCAAGTAATATACATCAGCACTCTCAGAAAATGATTCCTGAAACTGTCTGGCGTTATGTACTCTAAAATCTTTTGTAATTATTGCTGGCATTGTCTTTCCTTATAATCTATTTATACACTATTCTGCGGCAATATCGCCGTGATCCCCATTAATTAAAGCGTTATACAAATCTCTACCATGTTGTTCTACGTCAGTAGAAGTTGCTGTAAAAGGTAACCAGTCCTGTGTGTTGTCTCCTAAGTGTGACCATTGACACTCACAATCGATAACTCTAAGATTAGTTCCATCTTCTTGGACTATTGGATTGTCGTCCTTGTCTTTTATAGTTTTCCATTGTGGATTTCTTACTGCTATTAATGTTATACTCATTATGATATCCTCAACCACATAGTTCCTCTGGCTTCGTCACTATCTGAATTAAGTGAATGACCCATACATCTCCATGTTCCAGAGCGATTACTTGCTCCATCATTACCACCAAAACTTACAATATCAAGACCACTTCCTGCTGTTGTGTTACCACCAAAAAATGTTGTGCCACTGACACTATAACAAAGTGCCGCATAAGAGCCAACAGCATCAAATGCTATACCTGATGTTGCAGTTGCCACATTTGCCGCACTTGGTGCTGGTAAGTTTGTTATATTACTTCCGTTAATCGCGGATGCCGTGCCTGTTAATTTACTGGCATCCAATGTCTGTGTGCCTGTTACAGTTACACCACCTACTACTAAAGCCATTACTCTATCTCCTCTAATTTGAACTTGTATTTCTTACCGTTCAATCTGTTAAGTATGTATAAGTTATCATCACCCTCTTGTATCGTCCAAGAACCAGAAGTCCCATCGACCTCATTCGCCCTGTGTCTTGTATTATTCAAGTTTAAGTCACCTGTATATATGTCTCTGAATTGTAGAGAAGCAGAACCTAAATCCTGTGCGTCATCTGACCCTGGTAATAAGTGACCACTGGAATCAATTTTTAATTTATCAGCCCCAGCAGTTTGAAATCTTAAATTATCTCCGTTATGTTCATAAATAACTGCACCTCGTGAATTTCCTCCATCATCATTAAAAGCAATTTTACCATTAGAAGTATTACCACTTAAAATTGAAAGCCCACTCGCACCACTTCCTTCTATTACTAATTCATCAGAATCTGTCGCTACACTCGCACCACTATCAGCGGATCTAATATGAAGTCCAACTCCTAAATCTCCTTCACTACCAACACCCACAACATCATTACCACCACTAATGAATAACATGTTAGCGTTACCACTAGTCTCAACCCTAAAGTCTAGGTCATCACCATCCTCGTTGATAACTACTGCCGTATCTGTTATTGTAATTTGGTCATCGTTGGAAGATGATTGGTCATCAAGTCCTGGTGATGAAACAATGTCTGATGTCACAGCGATTGTACCTGACTTGTCTGGTAAAGTCAATGTTCTATCTGCCGTTGGATCTGTTACAGCGATTGTCGTTTCGAAACTGTCTGCCGTAGAACCCTCGAATACAATAGTTGGACTATTGATTGTTGGACTCGTTAAAGTTTTATTTGTTAATGTCTCTGTCGCTGTGATAAGTGATACTGTACCAGTTAGGTCAGGTAACGTGATAGTTCTATCCGCTGTTGGGTCTGTCGCTGTGAGTGTTGTCTCAAAACTGTCTGCTGTCGAACCCTCGAAGATGAATCCAGTTTGTAGATTAACAGTAGTTGAATCCACAGTTGTTGTTGAACCAGATACTGTTAGGTCACCTGCGATTGTCACGTTGGCGCCACTCATTGTTAGTGCCGTAGTTGTGCCTGACTTGATGATGAGATTACCACCTGTGTTCGTTAGTGAACCAAATGTAGTAGTATCATCTTTTAAGAATACGTCTCCGCCACCTGCGTCTAAGATAATATCAGTGGCAGCGTCTAATGTAATATTACCTGTACTGTCAATTTCTTCTATTACAGGTGTCGTTAAAGTTTTATTTGTTAGTGTGTCTGTTGTCGCCTTACCAACTAATGTATCTGTCGCATTTGGTAGAGTAATCGTTCTATCAGCGGTTGGGTCTGTAACAGCGATTGTTGTTTCAAAACTATCTGCCGTACTACCCTCAAAGATAATTGTTGGACTATTAATAGCAGGACTATTAAGAGTTGGGCTTGTTAATGTTTTATTTGTTAAAGTTTCTGTTGCCGTAGTCAACGATACAGTACCAGTTAGGTCAGGTATTGTGATTGTTCTATCAGCGGTAGGGTCTGTTACTGACAAGGTCGTCTCAAAACTGTCTTCCGTGCTACCCTCAAAAATTAGTGAAGTCCCAAATGCGATATCAGATAAGTTGCCCGTTGTGACTACTGTACCAGTTGCGTCTGGAAAATTGATTGACCTATCTGCGGTTGGATCCACGACACCAATAACTGTCTCAAAACTATCATCAGTTGAACCCTCATTCGTTAGGGTCGTAAATGTGGTTGCTTGAATTGCTGTTGGTTCAAATCGTGTGTTTGATGAATTATATACTAATGCGTCACCATTTGAAGCACCAGTTGTAATAATTCGTAATGCGGTAGTTGAACCTGCCCCTAAGGCTGTATAGATTTCGACAAAGTTATCATTAACCTTATCACCACCTACTCTTAAGGTATCACCCGTCCCATCGTTCGCACTTGATCCTAATCCTATTGCTTGATATGCCATATACTCTATTTATACTCCTTACTTAGCGTTATCATCAAAAGTCTTGCCTGTCGTATCGAAAGTTGTTGCCGCAGGACCTGAAGATGAGAAATCGTCTGATTGATACGACACCTCGCACGGTAATGCGAAATTCGTATGTATTGGTAATGTGAAGTCACCAATCTGTACCGCGTCACCATCGATAGATGTATTCGTACCCATAATCTTCAAATCGTTCAATGTCTTTAGTGTGATACCAGACATACCATTCGTCTCACCAAATGCCGTCAAGGCAAAACGACCTACTGTCGCCAGTCTTGGTCCCGCATAGATAACACCAGTCGTTGGTGTCGTTGAGTGAACGGTGGTGTTAGGTGTTCTATCTTGTCCTAGTTTGAGTGTTATGTCTTGGTTTAAGGTCACCGCCCTGGTGTTCGCTGCTCCCAAAGAGGCATCCAACTCCACTGAACTCTCTGGGTTACTTCGTAATGTTGAACCGTCAGTTGCCGTACCTAGTTTTCTACCAAATTTCTCTCCAAAGATAACTGTTAAGATTTCGATTACTTCATCGTCCTCAGTCTTACCAGACAATCTAGTGAATCCAGTTTTCATTCTAGCATTTAATCTACTACGAATACTAACCTCACCAGCGAAATAGAAACCAGCAGGGTGTACGGCAGATTTGAGATAGTCTCTCCACTCCGTGATACTCTCACCAACTTTTACGATGTATGAATAATCTTGGTAGTATAAACTGTCCTGTATCTTCTTCGTACTCTCTGATATGAATCCATCAACACCACTGAACTCTCCATCTGTCTCAATGACCGTGCCAACACTCGAAGACATTATTGCCGTATCAGCACTTCGAACTCGTGCGGTCGCACCAGAGGTACCACCAGTGAGTGTTACTTTATCATCGAAGGTTCCATCTACCGTGTTCAATGTTAAGATGTTCGTATCTGAATCCAATAATTCTTCCACGACAGCAGTTGTTGTCGATGTGTCCTCGTTTAACAATCTACTATCATCTGAACCGTTATGTGTGATTGTGAGATAGTCTGTCGTGTCTGCTACCTCATATACCGTGTTGACAATTTTATCACCATCTTCCGTGATTATCTTATCTTGTTCGAAACCATCGAAGACTGGATCTGTCACCAGTTCCTCGAAGGCGATACTATCACCATCCTCTGTTATCAAGTCACCCTGTTCGCCATCTAATCGTATCACCGCTTGTCTGTGATCCTCTAACAGTATCGCATAATCTAATTCTTGGAATGGTTCTAGGATTATGTTATCTTCTTTCGTTGAACTCACCGTCTCATTTACAGCGAACGCACCTGATACGTTATCAATCTGCATGTGTAACTTAGGTAGTATCCCAGGTGGTTCTTCGTATCTGAATCCTTGGTCGATTGGTTTAACTGATAATGCTTTACCAATACTATCTGATACAGGGAATACATCTGCCCCACTACCACCAGATGATGTGACCGTAACTGTTGGTAGTGATAGGTAACCACCACCAGCATTTGTAATTAAAATTTTTGTGATATCATTTGTGCCAGAGTTAGTCTGTGCCTCCATGACGAGTTGGTCAGTTGAACTGCCTTCTAACATGATGATACCATCGTCTAGTGTATCTTGTTCTAATGTGAAACCACCATTGACTACGGCAACCTTACCTGCCAGACCAGAACCATGTGTTGGATTTGTGACGTTTAAAACATCACCCTCAGCGTAACCACTACCACCATCATCAACGATTATGTTATCGACACTACCATAAGATGTGTTATCAATCTGTGCGACCATGCCACCCCCACCTCTTTGTTCGTTAGGGTCTATAGCAACTTGTTCACCAACCGTATAGTAACGTCCTGGTTCTGATACCGTCACATCATCTACGATAGAATGAACCGTACATGTTAAGGTAACATCTGGATCATCATTTGGAACACCAGTGAGTGTCGATGAAGTCTGTTGTAATACACTTGATCCATCTTCGTTTAGTATTTGACTATCAGTTTCCAACAACATCGTATCACCATTGTTGGTGACGAATGTACCACTGATACTCGCCTTATTCAATATGAGTGTCGCAACATCTCTCTGGATACCACCAAGTTGAACACTTGATACAGATACATCTTCTACCGTTGCTGTCGCCAGGTTGACGTTAGTATTACCAACGATGTTCGCCTGTGTTATCGTCTGTCCTTTTAGTTTCGTCATATCACCATCTGTTGGTGATACCAATGTAATCTTCAATATGTTTGATGTGTTGAACTTACCAGCAGACACTCTCAACATGTCAACTGTTGGGTAGTATAACTCTGGTGTCTCGTTTAACAACGCACGGAAGAAAATTTCGTGTCCCTTCTTCGTGCCTTTTCTCTTATACAATGATAAGATATTCTTCGTCAGTTGTCTCTTATTTAATCCATCTGTGAGGCTATTTGGTATCGTCTGTAAGAATGTGTTCCTAAACTGAACGAAGAAGTCATCTATCGTATCATTGACGTCCGCATATTCTAATAGTTGGGTTAGTGTCTCGTTAGGGTTACCACGATACTTACCAATGATACCTTCAGCGCCAGATGAACTACCTGTGATGGTCTCACCAGTCACAAATAAACTGTTAGCACTAATATAAATTTTTAGATTGTCCGTGTCCTCTGCCAGTATCGTTGCCGTCTGACCAGAGGTAGAACCTGTTATCGTCTCACCCTTTGTGAACTCACCAACACTACCTTCTTCGTTGAGTATGTAATCATTCTCGTTATTACTCTTATCGTCTGTGCCATCTAGTGCCAGGAAACCCTCTGATGCCGTCTCTAATAATATCTGGTCTGAAGCCGTGACACTCGATAACGTAATCTGTGCCGCCTCCATATAGACGTAGTATTGTTTTAGAAACTCCGCTAATAGTGGATTGTTAGCCTGTATGTGTTGGGGTAACTGTCTGTTAACTAACGGACTTAATTTCTTGTTGAACTTAGCCATAGATTAAGCATAACTTGTTGTTGTTGTATAACCTATACCTGAAGTTGTATCGAAGTCATCAGCCGTTACAGTTGTCGTAGTATTTGTTTCATCAATCTCTATGACCTGGTTACGAACTGGTTTGATATCAATTGAGTTTGGCACAACTGTTAATCTTACCGCCGTTGATGTAGAACCATCAACGTCTGACACTTCGCTTATATGTAATGAGTTTAACACAATCTGTCCAGTCGTGTAGTTAATCGTACCTTGAGTATTGTTCGTGTATGTTCGAACACCTGCGGTGATGTAGTATAACCTCACATTACCCTGTCCGTCTTCGTCTAAGAAATATTCGTTAGTCGTATCGCCAGAGATTTTGAAACCACTCGAAACTAATATACCACCAGCACTTGCGTTATGCCCACTATGTGGATTATAAAATGCGTTGTTGAAACTTATCGTGTAAGTTGTCGTACCAGTCGTTGTCGCTGTGAATGACTTATGTAATTTTACCGTGGTGATGTTTGATAGTATCGCCGTATCAACCTTGTTTATCGTCTCTATGAATTTACTGTGTCTGAACATCTGGTCGAACTGTTGTAGGTTGTTCTCGTTGTATGTTGTAATCGTATTCTGAACTAATGACTTGATTGTATCAGGTGCCTTAGTTGTTGCCTTCTGGTCATACTTGACCACGACATTTAACTGAATGAAAGTTGTCTCTGGATCCTCTATTACTGGTGTGATACTCGCAACGTTGAAGTCTTTCAACTGTGTGACGATATCTGATTTGTTACTCTCTGTAACTGTGACACCAGATTTTGGATTGATAGAGATATAGACACGACCATAAACTGGTGTGCTGTTATCCTCACCACCCCATACCTGAACTGACTTAGCGTTAGGGAAGATTGTCTTCACCCTCGCTTCGTAATCTTTTGTTGTCACGGCACGGTTCTGTGAAGCGTACTGTCTTGGTGCGTTGAAACGAATACTGTCTGGTGTTTCTGGTTCTGCCCCACCTGATGAATTACTCGCCGTTGTGATAGTCGCTGATGAACTACCTGCGATGTTACCAGATAGACTGAAAGATGTGGCACCGTTACTGCCTGTGCCACTCGTCACTATGTAAGATAGTGTGACGATGTTGCCTGTTGATAATGCCTTACCTAGGACACCATCACCAAATATAACTTCGTACTGTTCATCTTCGACACCCTCTAGGTAATAGACCGTTGATGTAGATATAACATCTGCCAAGTCTGTTGACTTCGTGTAAGTTACCGTGGTCGTATCACTTGAACTATTTTGAACTGTTACCTGTAGCGTTGTCGTATCCGCAAATTTATTCTTAATTAAAAATCTTTGGTCAGCGTTTGTAACGTCAACCGTATATTTGTTATTAACTAACGTGCCCTCATAGACTGGTAATTCAGAAAATGTATAGACACCTGAAACTGGTGAGATTGTCGTATCATCTTTAACAATATAGTTGTAAGATGTACCATCAACTGTTGTTGTGAAAGTTGTACCTCTTGCCGCGGTAGCACTTGATCCTGTCAAGTCAGAAACAACCACATTTAATTTCGCAATTGGTGAGGTCGCACTTCTTGGTGTGTAACCTACATGTTTCGCATGTGAGACGATACTGTTTCGTATGTCCGCACTATCTAGGAACATCTCGTTGGCGAGAACATTGGCATAGACCGCGTTGTAGTGTGTGTTGTATGCCAAGACATCTAGTAGAGTTGATATCGTACTCCCTTCGAAATCATAGTCAGTAAATTGGTCTTGTTGACGTAGAAACGTCTTCATATTATTTTTTATATCGTCAAAGTCTAAACTGGTGACACTTAATCTCTTTGCCATTATCTACTTCTTTCTAACATTGTTGTTAAGGTTATTAATTCACCTGGTACATTAACGACATAAAAACTGATAGTCACTTCGTAACTATTTCTATCTGGTTGCGCTGAGGCGATTACAGATACAAGTCTGGCACGTGGCTCAAAATTTTCTATGACCTCAGATACGGCACGTTGTAATACGTTTGCCGTGATAGGGTTCATTGGTTCAAACAATAGTGCCGCCACACTCGACCCAATCTCTGGGTGGAATGGTCTCTCGTAATGATTTGTTAATATCAGGTTACGGACAGATTGTTTGACAGCCTCAACGTCCTTCTTCACAATCAGATCCTTGGTAGCCACGTTCTTCTCAAAAGAAAGTGCCAAGTCACTATAAAGTCTCGTACTCCTGGCACTCGCATTGGTGCCACTTGCGTCTCTATATCCTGATTGTAGTATTGCCATGATAACTATTTATCAAGTTACCCAGCGAAAACGTTAGAACTCCCTGAACTTCTTGTATGGGCGCAGGTGTCAGCGTCACCTTGACGATTGACTGGTTTGCCATTCGCATTGACACTACCACTACCATTGGCAGTTTTAACTCCTATATGCCCTACTGGGTGTGCCGAGACACTATCTCCATCTACGGAGATGGGTTGCCCATTCACATTGACGTTACGACTAGAACTAACGATACCGCCACCAGTATTGCTATCACCATTTCGATGGACACTAGGCACTACCCTGTCCCCTGGACTTGGTGTGTTGGCGTCTCTTTTGTTTGTTCTTAGGCCTTGACCTACAACTGTTACCAATAGATGTGCGTTTCTTTGGACCCTGTCTATAATTATTATTACTTATAGCCATTACCCGTGCTCACAATTCGCACATTCACAACTCTGGCAAGATCCACCACTAGAACAGTGGCATCCGTGTTCACAATTTATACATGTACCCATTATTTCCTCTCTTTCTTCTTGGCAGCCTTCTTCTTCTTTTTGACTACTTTCTTTTTCTTCTTCTTTGGTTCTTCTGGTGTGCCAAAGTGTTCTGCCAGGTTCTTCGTCTTACCCTTCTTACTCTTTGGTTGCCATAAACTATCTGTCATTGTCCATAATTTGTCTAAAAATCCCATAAAATCTCCACTTGTTGTAAAAATACAACACTTTTTATTTGTTCAATATTACTAAGTCATTGAAAAACAACACTTTTAATTTAAAAAAAAGTGTATTTTTTATTTGACTTTCTATTATTTATAGTATATAGTATACCTATAATAACAAAGAAAGAGACTATATTATGAGAATCAAAACTACTAGAAACAACTTATTAAAATATAAAAATACTCCATTTGACGGACAAGATTATGAGACTGCGGCTAACCTTATCTATGGTAGACAGTTTATTGCCGCTACTAATTTTATTGATAGATTAGATACAATGGTTAGAGATACAATGAAAATTGTTATCATCAAATCATGTCCAAAGATTTCTATGGAAATGTTTGGTGCGACAGAATTTTTATACGGAGACGAATAATAACGCTTGACAAATACATCATTGTGGTGTATAGTATAACTATAATAACAAAGAAAGAGACTATATTATGAAACTTGAATTTAAAAACCTCCCTGATATACTTGACTTTATCAAGGACAAATCTAACAAAGACAGTTTGTTCTTGTTAGAGTGTGCGATTAGAGACGCTAAGTCTAACTCTAAACATGACTTCAAAAGAGGAGACCATGTTATCTTTGGAAGACCTAACGGTCGTAAGAGACCTGGTGTCATCTTAACAGTTAACCCTAAGAAGGCTGTCATCAGAGACACCAACCTTGGTGGTATGTGGAGAGTTCCTTACTCTCTAGTGGAGGCAGCGTAATGAGAAATATGCTCTCCCATATGTTATACGATTTTATGTTTGACAATCAGATACCTTTCACTTTCCCAATGTATGGTGAAGTGTCATTGATGAAAAAAATTGATATCAAGTATCTGAAATCTGTTAAAGAGTTTATCAAAAAGAATAGACTACGATTAAGAGTTAGGTATCGTGGATCATCTACGGATACTTATAGACGTGACCCTAGTTATGTCTTAATGAATAATGCTCAAACTTTTGCCTTATATGAAAGGTAATATATTTTGGATTATATTATTTGTAGCGGCACTTTTAGTGCCATTCTTCATTGGTCAAGCCATTGACGGTGAACTGTTTACCTTGAATTTAGAATTGAAAGAGTTTTGGAAGTTTGGTGTGAGGGAGTGTAGGTTATGTTAGAGAAGATTTTGAAGTGTAAGATGAAGTATGATAAACTTGCCATGAGAGAACCAAGGAATGGTAGACAAGTGTATGACCGTATCGTCTGGGAAAGACTTCGAAAAATCTTAATTCAACGATACGGTCGTTTTGATTAACCTCGAACTTCGTCCGCTGATACTTCAGGGACAACTATCTCAGGTTCACTCTCAAAAACAATCTTTGGTACTGGTACTTCATCAATCATCTTCGCAGCCTCTTCACCATATTGGTGACCAAGCCAGAAAGCGAATATAACTACCACTACATAGAAAAATTTTTTCCAGCGATTTTTTGTTATGTCTCTCATTGTGTTTCCTATTTGCCGTTATATCTCTGCCATACGTTGACAGCGATCCAAGCAATTAGACCCCACTTGACTACTGCCATTACTGGTAGTATGCCTGTAAAGATTGATACCGCTAATAAAATTAGTCCGTAATCTTTCCATGCGCCTAAATCTTTGATCCATTTATCCATTGTTTTTCTCCTTGTTTAATTTTGTTTAGAACGTAAATTTCGCACCTGCGCTATAATGTTGTAGGTCTGTGCCAGTATCTAAATCGTCTTGTTGCATCTCAGCATAGACGGTTAGACTTTCTGTCATATCATGGCTCAACCCATAAGTCATATACGTTCCTGTACCTTCTTTATCTCCGTAACCAACTGTCAATGCTTTCCATCCAATCGTTGCTTCCATACCAGTTAGATCCGTTGCCGCATCCTTAACAGTATAAGTTGAAGCGATTGTTAAATCACCTACAGTTGTTGAAGCGCCACCGCCCCAATAAGAGATATCGTTAACCACATCATCAGCGTATCCTACTGATACATCAATGCCACTCATACTATGAGAAAGCGAACCCTCCCACATATCAATACCATCTTGCCCAGCGGAACCATCAATCATAGCCATGACACTTAAAGAGCCATTGTCCAATTTGATTGTGTTCGATGAACGGTCACCATATTTGAATACAGCGTTTGATCCATACACACTAAAGTTAGCAGTCTTACTAACCCATGAATGTGCCTGACGACCAGCAGTGATAGATACACCGTTATTCTCTATACCAACATATGCCAGCCTAGAGTCCAGTGTGTCTGATCCATTATCGTCAACGTCAACGCCCACTTCCAACTTAGCGATACCCGATATGGAACTTCCTTCATCAAAACTTTCGATAACATCTATACCTAGGATTGATCCGTTGTTCTCCAACTTATCGTGTGCCACGCCTGAAGTGTTCTCATCGTGTGACCATTTGTAGTTAAAGGTACCATACGGTGTGATATCCGCAGCCATAGCCTGATAGGCAAATAGCGACATGAATACCGCCGTAATAGTAATTAATCTTAACATATTTTCTCCTTGATTAATTTTAAACTCAACACCCAGAAAGGGTGGATAATGTATTACCTCATGTTTATTTATACTTCTCGTCAAATGTCTCTGTGTATATCCTGTCCACATCCTCTTGGGACTCTAAGACGTATGCCGAAATATGAGTGTAGGCGTTCTTTTTTGCCCATAGTATCCTACGACCACCAGCCTGCCACTTTCTATATTTACCATTCATTCTACGTACCATGATAGGGTGTAACATGCCATTCTGATCCATGTCCTCGAATAGTTCCCTATAGTTTATCCCCCTAGCGTCAGCGTATGATTCCCAGTTGCCAGTGACGTTGTCCCACTTGAAAGTGAGTTCATCTAGTGGTATGAGTTGATGGTGTTGTGGGTGTGTAATTTCTTTTGCGATTAGTTCTTTCACTTCATCATTCATATATTTTTTCCAATAGTCTTCGCTGTTACAATAATTAAATATCTCTAAGTATATATTATCGTTAGTTGCCTCGTAACAGTCGATGTGTGTATAACCATGTTCCTTCGCATACCATAGTCGTTGATTGCCCACAGCGACCTTATCGTTGTTCCAGGTATTGATGATAATTGGATGGGTCATACCATGTAGTCGTATATCCTTATAGAGGGAATACAATCTATGTCTCTGTTGCTTTCGTTCTTGTCCTCCGAGGAATACTTTACGTTGGTCGATACTATCGCCTAGACTTGTAATCTCTCTTACTGTATGATATTGTGGAAACTCTATGTGATTAGCAGTTAATACTTTTCTGGAAAGCAGCATTATATGTATAACGAAACGAAGTTAAATGAGATAGATTTTCTAACAATATTTTTATTTTTATTTGGTTCCACACTATGTTGTAACCATGACGGGAAGATATACAAGGTGTTGTTATCTGGCGTCAGCGCAATCTTCTCCGTATTCATCACATCTGGTCGTTTTATCGTCCTAGGGTTCCAATCATAGTTGATGTAGTTACATGGATGGTGAAGGACCAATCGACCAGTGTTCTCTCCTGTTGATAGATAGACCACACCTGATAGTGTCACACCAGGGTGGACGTGTGTCTCGTTATGGTCACCAAACTTGTTCTCATTATACCATGCGTTGTTGAGTTTCACATCGTGTAACCCAATCTGGTCAGCGAAGGTGTTGGCGTGACGTTCCAACGCTGGCTTCGCCTGTTCCGTCAGGACGATATTGTGTTGTTCGCCAGAACCAGAACCAATCCTAGGCTGAACTAATGTGTGTCCACCCAACTCGATACGACCTGTGTAGAATGGTATACTAAACATCTTCTCGTATGAATGGCATGGACCGTGAAGCCGCGAGTGGTGTCCCCTTACTGATGACGGAGGTCACAAAGGTAATCATCGTTAATCTTTCTTCTTTACTATCGAAACCCTGTGCCCCATGCCACAACTGACTATCGAAAGCCATACACCTATTGAAGATGTTACTTACCCGAGTGTCCTCGATGAACTGCCCATTGTGTAGCCCTCTTGCCTCATCTGCCACCTCCTTCGAAACATTCTTCTTGTAATACTGTACCTTGGTCGTCTGTAGATCCTCTCGTATGTCCTCATTACGTTTCTTGTATAGACATGTACCAGTATCCGCCCTAGCCCCTGGTGTGAGGTAGTTTATTATCGTGTGGGTATGTGGGTAGTCACTATGTATCCAACCCTGTTCCTCACCAGTAATCTTTTGAAAATATGTCTGAGCCTTGACACCAAACATGCCAGACGTTATGTATTCGTGGTCGTAGAACTGTAGATAGAAACGTTTGATGAAGTAATTAAAAAATTCTTTATCTATGTCCTCTAAAAGTAGTGAGCGAACACCTGGCCAGTTCCCGCTTGACGATGGTTTGTACTCTAAACCAGGTCTGTTCGCAAGGTCGATGACATACCATGGGTCATCAAAGAAGTTGTCTGTTATCGTGGTAGGAAAATGTATCATCATAAAAATCTTTCTGAGGGCGGGCAACGTTTAGGCGTCACCCTTCCTAAATTAACCCTCCATGGTACGGTCTGCCAGATTTGAACTGGCATGTCTCTATCCTTATTGGACATAAACGACTTGTATTCGTAGTCCAAGTTGCGTCTACCTCTTCCGCCAAGACCGCAATAGTATATAGTCAGACGGAAAAAGAGGTCCCACAACCACAACTCGATTTTGCCGCTGGGTTACTGAACTTGAACGTAGCCCCGAAATCGTCCTTGTCATAGTCTATCTCCGTACCTGCAAGGTATATCTCATACATCTTATGTACGAGGAGTATGTCATCTACGATCCTATCGTCCCTAGTTTCCTTATCATCAAAACTCCACTCGTACTCGTAACCAGCACAACCACCAGCCTTCACATCTAACCGTATAAATTCCTTATTGTGTTTCTTTCTTAAATCTCGTAAATGCTCGTAGGCATTATCTGTAAGTGTTATGTCCATTTAAGTATTTAGAATGTGGCCAGTTCCGCCCTAATACACCCTAACATATCTCCTAGTATCTTTATTACATTTATAGATTGCTTCGCCATGGCCAGTTCCGCCCTAGTTAAGGTTTATAGGGGAACCATTGATATCGTTCTCACCAGAACTATCTAACAACATCTTATCACCACTCGATATCGTAACCTTATTAGAAGCATCCAATCGAAAGTTATCACAGGTCATATTGATATCATCGTTCACAAACATATTGACGTTACCATTGACATGAAAGTTACATGAACCAGACCGTACCATAATATTAAAGTTAGAGTTAGACCCTACTTCGATATCATAGTTATTACCAGAACTATCAGATTTATTTACTTTTACCTTGAGAGAACCATCAATCGTCTCTATACTATCACCCTCTATGAGAGAAGACTTAGAACTAGACACCACTTCAAACATCTTAGCAACCACATGACTAACTAAGGTACCATCGTTACTATACTCGAAGTAGGAACCACTAGAGTGAGAGAGTAATATACGGTTATGGTCACTACTATCATCGAACTCGAACAAGTGCCCGGTCTCTGTACTATACACATGGTTATAGGGGTACTCAGGCTTATACGTGCCATTCACAACGAGTGGTTCATCGAAGGACCCACCACTACTACCAGTCACACTCAGTGCCTCCCCTACAGTAGGGATCTCAAAGCCATCGAAGTCCGCACTGGCTACTGCTACCTTACGTATAGCGTCCCGTCCTACAGGATTACTCGCTGTGCTACTGCCTCGTGCATTCTCGTGTACATCACTGGTGTTGGATTCCCTAGGGTATGTGCCACTACCATCACTAAAGCCTATAGTGCTATCAACACTCGTAGGGCTTATGCCAGGTAGTCCCCCTAGGACGTATGGCTCCTGCCTATCAGCATCGAAGAAGGATACCAGGACCCATGTGCCCTCCACGTAGAACGATGGTGTACTGCCAAGGCCACTCATGGCCCCATCATGGCTTATGACTGTGGCCCATGGGAGGTCCTGTGTAGGTAGTGCCACCCTGTCCTCCGTGTGTAGGCCTAGTACCCTAACTCGTAGCCTGCCTAACTGTTTTGGATCTCCGCGGTCCTCTACAACTCCGTAATAATTCTTCATAGGTCCTCTTTTTTGAAGCGATATGTGGTTTGTTTTGTCTCACTAACTACCCATCTCTTTTCATCTTTTGCGTAATGTAAAGATTGTAAAGGTTTCTGTAAATCTTGTAAACTATCACCTCTGAATGATTCCAACTCAGCACCACGTTTCTTCATATAGGTAGTCATAAAATCTAGCACGTTACTCCTGCGTATGGCCTCTATCCTGTTCTTTATATAGTCTAACATTCTACAGCCTATTCACCACGCTCGTAGGTGTCTGATACCTATTCTTGTTGTTTTCTGCTATACTTTGGTCATTGGATTCGTAGGTCGTCTCTACACTATTTCGTATCACCTCGCATGTGGTGACGTAGGCGTTATTATCTACACGATGGTTGATGGATTCTACTAGGTAGTTCCCTGTGAGGAATACGTCATATGTCTTCTCGTCACTAGCGTTGGTGATTGGTTCGAAGTTTGGCATGGTGATGTGTATGATATCCCCTGCGGCTATGTTACTGTTACCATGCATCTCTATCTTTAACTTGATACCATAACTAGATGTGCTACGGAACTGGTCTGGCTGTAGTTCTCCCGTGTTAGAGTAGTCCGTCGAGTCTTCATCTCCTCTGGCGTATCGACACGTGGTCTCTGGTATGCTGTGTGGAATCGTTCGACCACATCTCTATCCTCGACCCTGTTCTTCTTAAACAATGCGGATTTACTACTGAATATGTAGCCCCTGTGGTTCTCAAAGAAACTGTATGACACGGCATTGTGTTGCGTTGATATGGACTTCTTCGCAGCCATACGAATGAACTCAAATGGATACATGTTGTTACCCTGTAGGTGTAGGAACTTGTTGGATTCCTCCACGCTCAAACTCTTTGATGTCTTTATGG